GTGCGTGTGTACGGGTGCGCGATATAGGTGTACGTGTGCGTGTGGGCGTACCTTATATACGTGCGTGCGAGCGTGCGTACCTTACTTATATAGGCGAATGTTAAAAAACTGTTAAAGACGGGTTTTATCTTGCTAGTCTCGCACGTAATGCGTACTGTTGTGCAAAACGAATTTTTGATATGAAACAAGAATCAAATAAACCACAAGAAATTGATTATGTTTATCGTTTGGGACAACGAACTAAACAGAAACAAGATATTAAACCTAGTAAGCTCAAGATTGGAGCTTTAGGACTTGATGCTATTGTTAAACCAAATAAATAACTAACATGATTAGAATTGAAAGTGACAAAATGTCGTATGACATTCTAGTACCGACCGAATTTGAAGAGATTAAACAGGAAGATTTGGAGAAACTTCTTGAAGGTATTGTAGTTCCACAATATTACGCTGTTGTTGCTCTTATTTATAAAGAGCGTTTATACGGAGTAGTTAGTAACGTAAAGAACAATAAAACAAGTATGGTTAAATGCATACCTGTTCTTGCAAAACTTCATGAAGGAGATACTAACGCTAACGGTTGCGAAGTTATGGACAGACTTATTGTTCCGGCAGCAAATCTTGAACGTTCTGTTCTTATCAATATTCCGCAAAATGTTTTAGACCCTACAACTGTTGGTCGTTATTGTAATTCTGATGAAGAACTTTCTAGAGCTATTATTACAGGAGCTTATTTCAACGATGGCACTTGTTCTGACTTCAAAGCTAAAGAACTTGCTCCGGATTGTTATTTTGTAGACTTTCGCATGATTCCTGTTAATGATATTGCAGGAGGTTATAAAAAAGATATTACTCCCAAATGTCCGTTTAGAGTTCCAAAAGAACCTATGGTTGCTGATGGAGAACAATCTGGACTTGCGAATTAAAATTATCTGCTATTAGTTTTAAAGATGGAGCAATAGAAGTTATGACACTGCTTTTATCCACATCCTCTACGGGGGAACGAAATCGAACGGCGCATCCTAAACGTCATAAACTTTCTATTGCTTCTTAATTTACAAGTAATGATATGGAATTTAAAGTACCAAAACCTAAGAGACAACCTTTGAGTTCTGAACTAGATGATGATTATGTTTTAATATATAAAGATGTTGATAATGTTCTAGATGATATTGATTTTGTTGTTGATGATGATAGAATATTATGTAAAACTATTATTGATTCTTTAGAAAAAGAAGCTGCCGCTCAACTACTTGCTGGTAAATGTGTTCAATTACCTTATATTGGGAATATTCGTAGAAGTCCTATTAAGATGGCTCTTATAAAACATTATAAAGAGTTTAAAGAGAAACGTTCTCAACTATCTCGTGAAGATTATGTAGCGTATTGTAAGAAGGTGATGAGACAGGAGAAGATAGACTTACAGAATGCTGAGATACATAAGCGAAAGATGAATACTTTCAGAAAGAAGAATTTGAAGATATGGATGGAGAAGAAGAAAGTATTTGGAGATGCTTATGCTAATGTTTATCTTTATGTATTAAGACATTGGACGGCTGTTGATTTTGATTGGGATGTAGAACTTGCTTATCAAGAAAATATAGGAAATGGCTAACAAAATTAGAGTAGATAAACTATTAACTGTTGATGATACCGGAATGCCTAAAGCTCCGGATATTAGGCAGATTTTAGATAAGGATGTTCAATTACTTTGGCTTAGAGATAAAACTAAAGATAAATCTCAATATATTAAAGAAGTTGGAGTTATATATTATCTTGCAGACCCAAAAGGTCCTTGTAAACAAGAAGGACTTAGTGATAATGAAGCTATTAAAAAAGCTATTGAAAACTTCGATTTACCTGCTAATTATAAACCAGATTTATTAGTATGGAAACTTGCTAAACGTTATTATGAAGCAGAAATAACTGTTGCTGGAGCTGCCGTTGAAACACTTCTTAGAAGTATTCATAATGTTGTATTAGCTGCTAATAAGATGAATGAAATGCTTACTGATAAACTTAATGGAGAATTAAGTATTGAAGATAGTAATACTGTAATAGGTATTATGGATAATCTTAATAAGAAAACTGCTGAATTACCTAATATTATAAAAGCACTTAATACTGCAAAAGAAAATCTACTTTACGAAGAAGAACAACAAACTGCTCGTGGAGGTGTTACGATATTAAGTTCTATGACCGAAGAATAAATATAAGAATTATGTTAGAACTACGAGATAAACGATATAATGATGTTCGATTAATTTTCGATGAACCTCAACATAAATATACCGATACGCTTAATAATACTTATATTAGTACTACTACTATCTTACACCAATATCAACCAAAGTTTGATAAGACTTATTGGTTGAAAAAGAAAGCCAAAGAGTTGGGAATATCGGAGAAGAAGTTAGAACAACAATGGGATACTATTCGTGATGAAGCTTGTGAACGTGGTTCTAATACTCATAACGGTTTAGAAGATGGTATAAAAGGTGGAAGTCAATTTAAGAAAGCTATTCAATATCTTGATGAACGTTCAGATGGACAAATGATTACCGTTGCGGATATTCCTACAATACTTGGTAATTATAAGATATTAGACGTTAATGAGTTTGAAGAATTAACCGAACATAAGTATCCCGAAATATATGATGTATTCAGACAATATACAAATGCTGGTTATCAGATTTATGCTGAAATTGGAATGTTCCTTTTAGATTGGTTAGTCAGTGGAACTATTGATGTTCTTCTTCTTAGAGAAGATAGAATGGTTATAGGAGATTGGAAAACTAATCGTGGAGGACTTAAATTTGAGTCTGGATATTTCAAAAAAGATAAAAGACAAAAACCTGCCCAACTTACAAGTGATTGGGTAACTAAAGATGAAACTCTTCTTGCACCTGTTAATAATCTTCCAAATTGCAATGGTTCTATATACAATCTACAACTTAGTATGTATGCTTATGCTGTGGAAGTTATTCTAGGTATTCCTTGTGTTGGAATGTGGCTTTGTCATATTGATTCTGATTTTGAATTGAATGAGTATGGACAACCTAAACGTTTTCCTGATGGTCTTTATCATGTTAAAGAGAATCCTAAAGAGAAAACAACGTTCCATGTTATGCCTTATAGGAAACATGAAATTGAACTAATACTTAATGACAGACGTATGCAACTTGAAGCTGGTGCTGTCAATACACAATTTAAACTTGATTTATAATGAAAATATTTTGGTGTTTTATAGTAGGATGTGTTATAGGTTTAATTATAACTGCTATTATAGGAGATGATAGTGATAAACCATTACAACCTATAAAAGAAGTTGTATATGTTCCTACTCCTGATTCTATGACTATTCAAGAAGTTATTTATCTTAAAGAAGAACTTCGTAGATGTCAAGATAGTCTTAGGATTATTCGTACAGATAGCACAATGAGTTCTGAATTATTTGTTGCTAAGTATAAACTTGAACGTATTCGTTATTATAATGAAATAGCAGGTAAAGGCAACAATATAAAATTTTTGAGGGGCTGGTTAAATAGAGTTTTAAACGAATAAGATATTATGGATTTTAATGGTAATGTTAAAGACAACAAAAATATGAATGGTAAACGGAAATTATTTTTCAAAGATGATTATCGTCGTCCTAGAAAAGTTATTCGTATTCATATTGAATCTGGCGAAAAGAAAGAATATGCCAGTGCGTATTGGGCTGCCGAATCTATCGTAACTACTAGTACTGATATACGAGTTGTATGCGATAGAAATGAAGGTCTTAAACGACCACAATTTCAAAGACGAGGTTATTATTTTATTTGGGGAGATTAAATCATGAAGAAATTCCTTATGAAGATAGAGTTACTAGTTAGTAACTCTATTGCTGTTTTAGGAGCTGACGGACTAGCTCATTTATTAGTATGTATGATGCTGACTATGGTATTAGTTCCGTTAATGAATCTATGGTTAGCAATACTAATTGTGTTATGTGTTGGAATCGGAAAAGAACTGTATGACAAGTTTGCAAAGAATACAGAGTTTTCTACCAAAGATTTGATTTGTGACGTTATCGGTATTATATTTGGTCTTTGCTTTGTGGCTTTTTATGCTATTAAATAATAGGTTATGGCTGAATTTATTAAAGCTTATAAGAAATTAGAAGTAGCGGAAGGTGGATATGTTAATGATAAAGATGATGCTGGCATGGAAACTTATAAAGGAGTTTCTCGTAAAGCTAATCCTAATTGGATAGGTTGGATAATATTAGACGACTTAAAGAAACATCATCCTAAAACTTTTGCAGCTATTGCTAAGAAAACTCCACAGCTTGAAAAAGCTGTTCAAGACTTATATAAAAAGAACTATTGGAACTGCTTTAATCTTGACAATTTTAAAAGTCAAGAAGTTGCAGAACAGTTATTCGATATGAATGTTAATGCTGGACAACGTACTGCTATAAAATGTGCTCAAAGAATTGTTAATATTCCGCAAGACGGTAAATGGACAAAAGAACTTGAGAACATTCTTGCTGATATTAAGTAATATGCTAAAATACGGGTTTCTAATAATCAATAACTAATTCGATAAAGATATGAAGAAGATATTAATAATACAGGTAATCATAGCGTTGATTACTGTTTATGAAGTGGGATTAATTAATAAAATAAGTAGTAGTATTAGTGAACTTACTCGGCTAACAAATGTAGATAGTGTTATTAATAGAGTCCGAATTGATTCTATCGAATTAGTTATTACTCAAAAAGATAGTACAATTGTTAATATTAAAAATACTATTGAAGATGAAGTTAAAGAAGCTAATAGTCTTAACGACAGTGCTAGTTTGGAGTTGTTTGAACGGCTGGTGTCAAACTGAATCTCCACATCCCCTACGGGGGAACGACACGATAGTAAATGTCAGAATCGACTTAATTCGCAAAGCTAATGTTAAGTTGATTGAACATAAACATTGTCCTGACATTATTAATGCTAAAGATACTATTATTAAATTAGAGAGACTTAAATATAATACTCTTGATAGTTTATATAAAGTAGAACTTAGCAAGTATTATAATAATGTTCAGATATTACAGAAACAGATTAATTCTACTAAACGTAGAAACAAGATATTAGGCGGTACTGCTATTGGTAGTATCGCCGTTCTTGTTTTAACTCTATTGATAAAATAAGATATGGCTAATAAAGAAGTTTATCCATTTCGTGAATTTTTAGAAGAAGATAAGAGTCGATATAAAACTGCTACTGAAGCAGGATATTATGACCCTCATAATAATTTTCTTATAGGAGATAGCGGTGGATTTCTTATGAATATTAGACGTGGGCGTTTCGTTAATACTAATCTATTTACAGTGATGGCTGATACTTATCTACGAGAAGGTAAGTACACTAATTATAAACCGGATAGTATTCCACATAGACAACTTCGTAGAAAAGAATGCGATAGACGTAAAAATGGTTTTGATGCACCATGTTGGCTTAACGAATATGGACATATAGAAGATATTCATATTACAGGAGATTATTATAATTATCTTAATTATACTCGTATGGAGCTTACTGATGACAGTACTCTAGTTGTTGGTAAGAATGTATCTACTGCTGAAAAGAAATATGCTTTTCCTAAATTTATTGATGCTCAATATTGGACACATAATGTACTTCAATTTGCTAAAGATAATGGCTTTCATATTATCATTGTTAAGACACGTCGTGGCGGTTTTTCTTATATGATGGCAGCTAGAGCTAGCAATGCTGTTAATCTTAGAAAACATAAAGTATTTATTAATGTAGCTGCTGATAAGAAGTATCTTACTAAAAAAGGAGGACTTACAGACTTTGCTGTATCTAATCTAAAATTCTATGAAGAAAAGACTCCATTTAGAAGAGGAATATTTAGTCCTATTGTTGAAGACTTTCGTCTTGGATATAGATTACCTAATGGAGTTGAAGCAGAAGATAGTTGGCAAAGTTCTCTTATTAGTGTGTCTGCAAATAATGACCCTGACTGTGCTATCGGTAAGGACGCTATTGGAGTTAATGTAGAGGAGTTGTCTACTATGCAGAACTTTGACGAATTTATGAAAGTTACTGAGCCTGCGATGACTGTTGGTGATATTACCACTGGTATGTTAGTTGCTTGGGGAACTGCTACTGCTACTAATATGCAGATATTTGAACAGAACTTTTATAATCCTCTTGCTTATAATTTTATGCCTTTTGAAAATGTATGGGATAAAGATGCTCGTAATGAGATATGTGGATTCTTTAAATCGTTTGCTTGGGGTATAGAAGGTGTTATAGATGGAGTGTCAGGAGTTGATAAATGGGGTAATAGTAATATAGAAGTAGGTCTTAAGCTTGCAGCTCGTGGACGAGCTAAAAAGAAGAAAGATGCTAAATCATTTTCTGATTATCTTGGATATGTTGGACAAAGAGCTTTATTCCCTGCTGAATCATTTAGTAGCGCAAGTGAAAACATATTTGTTGGAGAGAAACTTAATATGTGGGAAGAAAAACTTCGTGTAGATAATAGTTATAAATTTTATGTAGATGGACAATTATTTAGAAATGAAGCTGGTAATGTAGTATTTAAAAGTAATGCTCGTATAAAAGCTGAAGACCCAAATGCTAAGATTTATGATTGGATTCAAGGAGTTCCTCGTAAAGGTAATGAAGACCCGCATGGTTGTGTAAGAGTTTGGTTTGTTCCCGAATATGATGAATACTATATTAATGATAAACGTGTTCGTGAAATTAAACCTGGAACTTATGCTGTTACTTATGACCCTGTTGGTATCGATAAAGATAAAAATGAAATTAGTGATAAACATTCTCATAATAGTATTCATGTTTGGGAAATGCCTAATGACCGTAATGGTTATAAACTTAAAATGTGTGCTGCTTATTATGGACGTCCTGAGAAACTAGAAGAAGCTGATTATATATTTCTTATGTTATGTATATGGTATAATGCTGTTGGAACTGGAATACCAGAAGTTAATAGAGGTGAAACTGTATCTAATTTTAAGAAATGGAAAATGCTTAGATATTTGGCACATGAACCTCTTTATGTTTGGGATGCTACTATAAAAGAAAAAACAAGTAGTACTTATGGTTATGTTATAACAGAAGGTACTAGAAAACTTGACGCTCTACGATTGTTTAAAGAGTTTCTTTGGACAGAGATTGGTAAAGATGAAAATGGTGAACCTGTATATATGTTTCATCGTATATATGATTATCAAGCTATACTAGAGATTAAGAAATGGAATGCTATGGGAAACTTTGACCGAGTATCCGAAATGTTATTAATTGGGATATATTGGAAGAGTATTGATATTAAAGGTAAGATTGAATTGGCTTCTCGTAAGAAAGTTGAAGATACAGAAGACCAACAAAGTATAATGGAACGTGAATGGTTTTAAATTAAATAAGAAGTTATGGATTATCCTTTTCCTAGAAATTACTTCCCTTCTCAAAGGGTTAGTTATGAAGAACGTCAAAAGAGTGAATGGTATGCTAATTGTTGCGATGGAGTTATAGCTCTAGGTCAATCTATTAGAGATTCACAAGAAGACGGTGATGTAGATGAATTATTTGATATACTTCATGGTAATATACCGGAAGAATATTATCGTAAAGCTCTTAATCCTTATAATGCTACTAAAGATAAATATAAACGCTTTCCTGCTACAATGCGTAATTATGATATGATGAATGGAGTTATTAGGAGATTCGTTGGAGAATATCTTAAAAGTCCTCATGATTTTATAGTAGGTGCTAATAATCCAGAAGTTGTTTTAGCTAAAGATGCCAAACTTAATCAAGAACTTATGGGTCTTGCGGAAGAAGCAATAGCGGGAGAAATAGAAAGAGCTTATCAACAATTTATTAATGAAGGTAATGAACCTGAACAATTTAATCCCTCTACAGCTGTTAATGTAGAAGAATTTGTTAAGAAGTTTAATGAAGATTATATTGATGATATTACTATTCAAGGACAAAAACTTCTTAATGTAATTCGTGATTTGACTGATGATTTAGCTCTTTATATTAGAGCTTATTTTGAATTTGTATCTTTTGGTCGTGCTTATACATATACTGACATTGCTGGCAATAAACTTATCAAACGTGTAGTAAGCGTTAGAGATGCTTATCCTGTACCTAATGATAACCTACTTGTAGAAGATTATGATATGTTTGCCGAACGTCGTAAACTTAGTTATCAACAAATAATGGACGAATTTGCTGATTATCTAGATAAAGACCAAACTGAATTTCTTAATACTTTTTATGCTAGAGATACAGTAGGTACTGTCGGAGAACGTGCTCTTCTTAATTTTGATAAATATTATTCTTATAATAAAGATGTTTGTGGTAAATTTACAGCAGAAGAACGTAGGAAATATCAAGATGACCGTCCTATGGCTAGAGATATGAATAATGGTCTTTATGATGTATGGCACGTTGTTTGGAGAGGAGAAGTAAAACGAGGTATTCTTAAAACTCAAGTTAATGGTTTTATTACTGAAACTATAGTTGATGAGAAATATGTATTAAATCCTGAACTTGGAGATATTAGTATTGAATGGACATGGGAACCACAAGTATATGAATCAGTTCGTATAGGTACTCGTAATACAGCTATTTATCCTTATAAATATAGACCTATCGCTTATAATCGTAATGGTAAACTTCCATATAATGGTTTGATGGAACTTATTCCAGGTTATGGCAGATTTAGTATTATAAGTACTTTATTACCTTATCAAGTATTTGGTAATATAGTAGCTTATCATAGAGAAATGGCAATAGCTAAGAATAAACTTAACGTACTTCTTATTGCTCGTTCTCTTCTTGGTAAATATCCGGAAGATACTATATATAAAATGGCTGCTGATGGAGTACTTTATATTGATGATACTGATGATGCCGGTATGCTTAAAGCTGGGCAGATTCGTATGTTGAATGCTGATACAAGAGATTATATCACTCAATTGACAAATCTTATTACAGCTAACGAACAGAAAGCAATGTATCAAGTAGATATGACTCCTCAACGTTATGGAGAGATTGCTACATCTGCTGGTAAAGGTACTACCGAAGAAGCTATCGCTCGTGGTTCTATGGGTAGCGTTATTGTTGAGTTTATGTTTGACATTATGCGAGAACATGATTATAATAGAGATATTGATTATTCTAAATTAGCTTGGATAGATGGACTTAATACTTCTTATCGAGACGATAATAATCAAATTCGTTATATGTCTCTTGATGTTAATACTCATATACTTGCTGATTATGTTGTTAAATGTAAACTCTCCGGACGTGAAAAAGAGAAACTTGAACAATATAGAGAATTGGCTTTTAGTGCTGCTCAGAATGGAGATATGAGAATGGCTGCTGCTGCTATTGAAGGAGAAAACTCTGCGGAAATTAAAAAGCAACTTGATGAACTAGCTGAATTAAATCAAGAACATGAAGAACAAATGAAACAACTTGATGCACAAAATGCACAAATGTTACAACAATATGAACTTGATAAAATTGCAGCTAAAGGTGAGCAAGATAGACAAACTCTTGAATTAGAGAAATATCTAGATAGCGAAATAGAAATGATTAAAGCTAATGCTAATATTATGAGTTTTGATAATGGTCTTAGTGATGCTACTAAAGCTGCTGCTGAACAACGTATGCAAGAAGCTTCTAATAATCTTGAGCAACAAAAGATAGGTATGGAACGAGAAAGGATGTATCTTGAAGCTCAAGCCAAAGATAAAGAAATTGCTGCTAAAATGTATGATAGTGATATTAAACTTAAAGTTGCAAAAGAAAATAAGAATAGATTCGATAAACCAAAGACTAAGAAATGATATAGTTGTTTAATTAGATTGTGATTCGGTTGTTATTATGCCTGTTATTGCCTGTGAAGGTAGTAGCAGGCTTTTTCATTTATATTTACATTTCATCACATCCTCTACGGGGCGCAGAATTGAGCTACATAGGCTTTTCGATTAGATTCGATGAATTGTTCACGATAAGATTTTTTGTCCTTTAGTGGTCAGCTATTATAGGTCTGCGTACGTGTCGAGCATCAAATCAAATCAGAATCAGACCGATAGCAGCAATTAAATAGATATAAAAATTAAATAGGTATAGGACGAACTAGAGAATCAAGTATTAGTTGTGGAACAAATAGAAATTATATTTGCCATGTATTAACCAATAAACATAAAGATATATGCCTTACTTTGGATATGGAAGTACTAGTGGTCAAACTACTGCAAATAGTGGTGCTAGTGATACAGTAACAGATTTGGATACCGGCAAACAAGATATTGCTGATACAGATGATGGTAATATTGCAGACATTGATGATAATAATAACAATGGAGGTAATGCTACTGTAGATAATAATGGTGGTAATGGAGACGGTAATAAAGATACTGATTCTCAAGACGGAGATGTTGAACTTGTTGAAGGTTCGGTTATTGAAGTAGGAGATGATAGTTATACCGTTGATAAAGATGGTAACTTAATTGATAAAGATGGTAATATCTTTAAAGAAGCTAAGGATGTACAAGAATTTATTAAAGGTTTTGATGTCGACAATAACGACAATACAGAACTGAGTATTAATACTATTAAAGAACATCTTGGTGTAGATATTGTTGGAGAAGATGGTAATCCTATTGAATTTGACAATACTCCTGAAGGTGTTGCTGCTTATATTGATTCGGTTATAGAACAAAGAGAAGATGAGCTTGCAGAAGCTGGTGTAAACAGACTTATTGAAACTTATCCTATTATACAAGATGTTCTTAACTATTATGTTGCTAATGGTAATTCTCTTGAAGGATTTGGAGAAGTAAAAGATAGAAGTAATATAACTATTGATGAGAAGAATATAGCACAACAAGAAGCTATTATTCGTGAAAGTTTTAGAGAGTTTGATAGACGTGGTAATGTAGATGAATATATTCAATATCTTAAAGATAAAGGAATTTTATTCTCTACTGCACAAGAAGAACTTCAAGGTCTAGTAGATGCAGATAATGCTTATAAAGAACAAATAGCACAAGAAGCTAAAGAAGCTGCTATTCGCCAACAACAAGAAGAAACTGCTTATTGGACAGGAGTTCAAGAAACAATTAAGAATCGTAAGATTGCTGGTTATGAGATTCCGGAAACTATTATTATTAATAAAGATGGAAAGAAAATAGCTGCTACTCCTAATGACTTCTTTAATTACGTTTATCAAGTAGATGAAAATGGCAATAGTCGTTATAATAATGACTTAGCTGCTATGACTCCCGAACAAAGACGAGACGATTCACTACTTCGTGCATATCTTCGATTCACAGGTGGTAGTTATGCTGACTTAGTTAATTTAGCAATTAAAGACCAAGAAGTTAAAAAACTCCGACTTATAGCTAAAGATAATAGCAAACGTACAGTTCGCATAGTATCGCCAACCTCTAGTAAGCCAAATGGAGGTAATACAGACTTTGGCTATTAATCAATAACTAAATTTTGTTGCGTGTATGTATAAAATGCGTGTTATTAGTACTGGAAATTATGATGATAGAGGTTATTCTAATGAAGAATCTATCGCTAATTTACAGTTGACGAAACCTGTTGAAATTAACAGTTTTCTTACATATAATTATGGAATGGATGATGACCGTTTTCCATTGACTTTTATGACAGAAGGTCAAGGTTCTCTTGGTGTCAAAGATATTGATACTATTCAGTGGACTTGGAAGACAATGGGACGTATGAAGTTTACAGACTTTGTAACATACTTTAATGCTGCGGTTAGTAAGCCGGGACTTGGTGGAACTGAATTTGAAGTTCATTTCTCTACTCATTGGTTTATTGAACAACATGGTTTGATTGCCCCCGATGGTAAGACTTCTGTTCGTATTCAGAAAGACTTAGGAGAATCAGCTTATGGATATGGTTATATTCTGAAACTTGATGGAGTTAATCCTAATGCTTTTGTTGACCCTGAACTGTTGAGTAAAGGTAAGTATTGGTCAATGACTCGTCCTACAGTTTCTGAATCATATTCTAAGGGTAACCGTTCTAATACTATGGGACCTGGTAAAATGACAAGTCAACTTGAAATTTATCGTCATAGTAAAGAAATAGCTGGTAACTTAGCTAATGTTATCACTGAATATGAGTTTGAAGGTGCAGATGGTGGTAAGAGTCGTTTGTGGATTAATGAAGAGATGCGTCAGTTCAATATCCATATGAGAGTTATGGGAGAAGAAGCTCTTTGGATTTCTCAATACAACCGTATGCCGGATGGAACTATCACTCTTAAAGACCGTGATAACGGTAAACCTATTCCTCATACTGCTGGTATGTTGGAAATCTGCCGCGAATCTAACTACGATACTTATGGCGAATATTTGACGCTGAATAAGATTAAGAGAACAGTAGGAGATGTATTGAATCGTGATACTGATACGGGTAAAATGAATATCGTTCTTATGGGTGGTAAAGGATTCCTTGAAGATTTCGATGAAGCTATGAAACTTGATGCGAAAGAAAATGGATTCTTGACACCACTTGGAGAAAAAGAAATTCAAGGTAATGGAGATAATCTTGAATACGGTGCTTATTTCCGTAAATATAAGACTGTTGACGGGCATACAATCACTGCTAAGCACTGTTCGTACTTCGACAAGGGTACAGTTGCAGAAGCTGCAAAACAGAACGGTTATATACATCCTAGAACGGGTTATCCTATGCCTTCTCACCAAGCTTGCTTTATCGACTTCTCGTCCTACAAGGGACGCCCGAACGTTCGACAGGTGCGCCAAAAAGGGCAAATCTACAAGGCTAAAGTACTCAAGGGTATGACTGATGTTCCGGCATCATGGGGTGTAGCTGACAGCAACTTTATTTCTACGGAAATTGATATGAGCCGTTTTGAAGTAAAAGGAACACGTGGTTTGCAAGTTGATAACTCCACGAAGATGTTCATGTTAGAGTGTGTATTGTAATTAATCATTAAAAAGAAATTAATATGGATTTTGGTACAACTGGAGGTAGTAAAGTAGAAGTAGCTGCAAATGCTGCAAATACTGCCGGAGTAACGGGAAGTTCCCCCGTAGGGAATGATGAGAATAACCAAGCACCTAAAGCTGATAAAGTTCTTACTAGTAAAGAACAAAAGCAAGAAGAACTAGATAAACCATTTACGTATAAAAGAACTATTACTGTATCTTTAATACAGAATTATTCTTTATATCGTAAAGCAAACGATAAAGTCCTTCCTAAGAAAAGAGATTATATCGGTAGTTCTATTCGTAGTTCACAAGTTCTTGCTTCTAATCGTGCTGAGGTCGAAGCTTACTTTCCTCAACTGCTTGGCATATCTGTCAACAATGAGAATTTTGTTACTCGTCTTAAACAGTATTTAAATAACATACAAGTTCCTGTTAATGAACTTGGAGTTACTTTTGATTGTTCTTTCAGATTTAATCATAAGCGTGATTACTTTGCATTTAAGGCTCGTGAAGAAGAAATCGAGATGGCTTATAAGAAAGCTAATAAACAGTCTACTAAAGACTTTAGAGCTGCTCTTGCTATTAAGATTAATGATTTGAATAATCTTGAGTCTAAACAATATGCTGTTGGTAGTCCTGTTAATATTACTGATTATATCCTTTATCGTCATTGTCTTTTATATAGAGATATTGCAAAAGATACTGCGCTTATTAATTGCGACCCGTTTGTAAGATTCTATCTGAAAGATGATGCTAAAGATAAAGAACGTCAACAGAAACTTCGTCAAGAGATTAATAACGCTAAACGTAACTATATTGAAGTTATCGGAGATGATGAGATGTTCGATGCAGTATATATTCAATATTGTGTTGTAGCTGGATTGCCTATTGTTAATTCACTTCTTTCAGAAAGAATGGATAAAGAAAGTCAATTGGATAAATTTAGTGCTAGTGAACCTGTTAAATTTAACAGTATTGTTAAAGACAGAGACCTTAGAATTAAATCTCTTATTGAACTCCTTATTGCTCGTGGTGAATTTGTTCGTTCTCAATTCAATCAGAACATCACTACACAAGATGGAGAATTTATCGGCGCTAATATGAAAGAAGCTATTGCTTGGGCTAAGAATTCCGAAAACGAAAATGTATTGGCTGCGTTTAAGAATAAACTAAAGTATATCTAACATGACAATAGAGGAGATGCACATAACGTTCAGAGAACTTGGACAGCAAATGGGTGTTCAACAGACCCGTGCTATCTTCTCTGAAAACATAGATATTTGCATTAACTTTGCCATTGATGCGAAAGCTCGTTCCATACTTCGTCAGAATGTTGGAATGAGCTTTTCCGATAAGGTAGCTAGAGATAATGCTAAAGTAAGTCCGATTAACGGTCTATATACTCTTTATACACAAGGTGTTATTGAAGAAACTAATATAGTCGGAAATGGTACTAGATTTAAACCTTATACTACTATTATAGATAGTAATAATGTTTATCTTTATACTGGATTTGATTGTGCGTATTCTGATATAGATGTTGTACATTGTAGACTTATAGAACGTGAATCTCTTTTTGATACGCTTGACGATATTTGTAATAGACCATCTAAACGGTATCCTGTTGTAACGGTTAATGGTAATAAAGCAAATCTTGTTGTTGATATTTACACAGGAACAAGTGATTCTCCGACTAAACCTAGAAACATTATTTATACTTATATTAAGAAACCTAATGTGGTTATACTTGATGAAGATAATCCAGATAACAGTATAAATTGTGACTTACCTGAATATTTACATAAAGATATAGTTACTGATGCGGTTAATTATTATCTTCAAAGTATAGGTGCTAAACAAAGTTCTGACGGAGGTCAATAACTAAATCATTAATTAAAAATTTATAGGCTTTATGAGAAACTTTATTTTAGCCGCTAACGCTGCCTATCCTGCCGCAGTTCCTTTGACTACTGTTGGGCAAGTTAGTATTTCGTATTTAGATAATGGTGTAGAAACTCTTGTAAAAGATGCAAGTACTGCTGCTAAACTTAAAGACAGAGGAATGATTACTTGGAAAAATCCTAATGCAGAACTTGGGCAAGTTGTCTTTCCGTTTTACAGAAAGGATTTAAGTTATAGTGTAAGTACATATGCTGCTGCAACTACATTCTCAGCTAACTTTACTATTCCTTCTGTGGAAGCTAGTTCTGATTATACTGTAATTATTGTAAAGAATGGTGTTAAGTTCAATGAACGTAATAAATGGACTTCTACAATTCATGCAGGTAAAAACGATACAGTTAAGAATATAGCTGATAAGATTGCTGCTCATATTAATGCAAATACTGTTGGTAGCGGAGTTAGTGCTGTATCTGATAATGTTACTGATGGTAAAATCACAATTACCGCTAAGAAAGCTGGACAACCTTATACAATTGTTCTTGCTGACGAACTTCAAGGTCTTACTGTAAAAACTACCGCTGCCGGACTTCCTGCAATTAACGATGCTGCTGCCATTAAAGATATGGCTAACAAAGCTGCTGCTGATGCAGGATTTGAATATACTTACGATGAGTTTGCCGGACTTTATCCGGCTTATCCATTGAATCCTTTAGCACAAGCTGATAAAACCGATACAGGATTTACAGTATATACTATTCGTTTTGCTGAACCGAGAGATATGAAGACTCGTGATGAGGTTGTTCATCAAATTATTCAGATTGCTTATCCTACTGGTGCAGAAGCGATTGCTAAACTTAAAACAATCCTTGATGCTTTAGTGTAAGCACTATCAAATATTTAAGTAAATAAATTTAAGGTTGTTATTAGTATTATGTTATGTAATATTGATAGCAACCTTTTATTGTTTCTGCCTATGACCGATTTAATGGAGATTGCTCTGAATCAAGGTATCAGTTCTCTGATAACTGTTGCAGTATTTATACTAGTATATAAATATATAGATAATGCTAAGAAATCTACTACTGAGAAATTTATAGAAAAAACTGCTTCTAATCTTGAACATATAACATCTAGTATAAATAGAACTGTTGCTTTTATTGATAATATAACTTCTAAGATAATCCAGAAAGATAAAGAGAAATGTAGAATAGCAATAGAACTTTCATTTATTTCTCTTAATAAAGCTCTTTATGATTATGCTAAAGAAACTATTATTAATAATAATATTGATGTTAAAGTTGATATTATAAAATCAAATATATCACATCTTGTTAATAATGAATATTATAAAGTATATAGTACTTTAGCATTATATCAAATTAATGATAAACGACCGTCTACTGCTATGAAAGAAGAATGGAAAATAGAACTTATAGATGACATAGAATCTATTATATTTAATGATGGACTTAATACATTAGATAAGATAAATACTATGGATATTAAACTTTCTATAAGAATTGAAGATTATTCTACATACGTCTATAACAAATGTTTTAATAAATAATATGAATAGACGAAACGATATAACAATGAAAAGACTTCAACGAGATAGTCTTATTGAAAAACAAATTGCTGCTAATATTAATAAAGTTAAACTTAATGATAATGGGTTTGTAACTCCCGAATATAAAGATACTATTAATGTTATGACTATGTATCTATTTAATTGTTATGATAAAATAGAAATATATAGTAATGAGCAAATAGATAATCTTGATGTTATTTATGACAATATTACTAACCTTCTTAATACATAATCATGGAAGAAGAACTTATACAGAATAAATCTAGGAATGGTCTTACTGACCAACCTAATAGTATTACACCGGTTTATGTCGAAGCTGCTGAGAATGTAGAAGTAGACGTAGACTGGCTTTATTGTTTAATACCTGCACAATATGCTTATGTGTATCATAAACTACTTTTAGCTATGGCTGATTTAGGAATTGATATGCTACAAGATTGTAAGTCTAGTTGTAAGGACTCTAATAAAAGACTTATTGATTGTTTTACTATGTTTAATAGTGCAGTTGCTTGTTATAAACTTGGCAGAGAGAAGGAAGCAAAGTTATTGATGGATTATATAGAAGGACAACTTCACATCCTCTACGGGGGAACAGCAAAGGAAGAACCAAGCATAATCGTCAAAGTTGGCGAACATAATGAATATGAAGCTTTTGTTAGTAGAGATAAATCGACTAATAAACTTGTATTTAAAATGAATCCAGAAACTGCTAAACAATATAATGCTGAACCAAATTCTCTCAATAGAGTTTATGAAGATGAAGAACTTATATAATATATAATTATAATATGGAATCTAAAGATAAGATAAGAAAACTAATTAAGATAGACGAAGCCACAGGAGAAAAGTATACTGTCTATCCTATTACTTATATGCAAGCTATTATTGATGAAAATGGAGATAGAAATCTCAATGAGATATTAGCTAGTTATAATGCTATTTATGTAGAATTTAATAAAGATTTTGCTACAACAATGAAGGTAGTTCCGGAAGCTCTTAGAACTAAAGGGAGACAAGTTACTTATATTGTACGAGCAGAATTAAAAACTGATACAGCTAAAGCTGCTACTTTTATATATAATTCTGACAAAATAGAAGATGAAGAATTTTGTAACGCTGATAATTGGATTACATTAACAGGCGGAGATGTTAATCTTATAACAAACGAAATTGCTAGTGTAACTAATAATCCTGACGGGTTAGATATAGTTAATGTTGATAAAAAACTTCGTTTGGGAGATGGTACAACTATTTCAGGAAGTCATCTTTATATTTTAAGACCAAAAGATATAAATGCTGATGATTTGGAATTAGATAATATTTCTATTACAGCTTTACAAAAGTCTGATGTATTATGTGTAGTTAAATATGATTTTGTTGATACTATTGGAGACAATATTAATCTTGGTAATGGAAGTGGATTATTGTTTGCTGGTGGAACTATGAGTGGATTTACTTTTAATGTTAATGGTCCATATAAAATTATGGGACATTATGACTTAGTTAGCTTCCTTGCAAATAATAGTTTTAATGGAGAAACTAATCTTATTTTTGATGGTCAATTCAATCTAGGAACTTCTGATATACAACAAATAGAAGGTAGTTCTTGGAAGAAGCAAGCTGTATTAGGCAAGATAATATATAACAAAGATAAAGATGAACTTCGAGCTTTTACTAAAGATAAAGTATTTAGTATTACAGAAAATGAAGAATATCTTATACCAAGTACAGAATTGAATTTCAATTTCATTACTGATGGTAAAACTTGTACTAGAAAAGAAGATGAAGAACTAAGTAGAATTAGAGCTAAATTTAATACATCTATGTGTACTAAATTTTATTTCTATGATAGTGGAATTAGTCCTAGCAGTAGTACTAATAATTATGGTTATTATCAAGTATGGGTTACTAGAGATGGAAAGAATCCTAATGAGATTACATTTCAAATACCTTTTTATGATGGAACTATTAAGGTGTATACTATAATAGGAGGATATAACAATCCGTGGTATGTATATACTATATTACCTGTTGATGTTCCTAATGACCGTAAGCCTGTAGGTTCTGTTATAGAAATGAATAAAGGAATACCTATATTTAAAGGTGATAATGAAGAACTGTTTGATAGTGATGGAAATAAATATGTTTATGGACATTTAGGACATTATCCTAAAGCTAAAGTACGAGAAATAGAAATTACTAATGATGGAGATTATACTGGTATATTTGAATTTAAAATTTCTATTACTGAATGGTTTAAAGATAATATTCTAGAGGGTGCTGTATCGGAATTTACTAGGACTGATGAAGTTTTTACACAAGATGGAGAAACATTCATTCTTGAGCTTATTAATATAGATAATTATACAAAGGATTCTGATAAGGAATTTACATTAGAAACTATTAAGAATATAAGAACGTATATAGTTAAATATATTACTGACCCTAAAGATAATAGTTTTGTAGATATATTTGATAATATATATTCTACAAAACTTTATGAGGATACAGTAGAAAGTTCTGATACGAAAAGTATTATAAGACGTTGCTATTATAATCTTAAATTTGAATTTAATTACAGTGATAATGAACATGGACAGTATAAATGTTATTTGGATTTCACAATAAGATTCAATAAGTATAAATATATAACTTATAAGAGTAATAGATATAAACCTGTTGATATGGAATTTAAAGGTAATTTGTTTATTACTAAATATAGCACTCTTGATAAGATTGAATTAAAAGAAAAGTACTTAACCATGAAACAGTATAATCTATTGACCGAAATTGACCCTTATACTAAATATTTTATAACTGATTAATTTATGCCTATATATTATAGAGGTAAACAGGTTATTCATATCATTGTTATTACAGCAACTGTTTATAGAGATAAAGCAGCTAGTTCTTTTAAATACGCTTATTCTTATAAATACAAAAATAAGACGTACTTTAATACTGACGAAATGTTAGTTAAATTTATATATAAAGATAATTCTACTAGTAAAGAAGTTACAAGTTTAGGTTCAGTAAATGAAAGTAAAACATATGATGTTGCTGTTTGTACTAACAAAAAAGATTTGAATTTATATCTAAATGCTAATACTCCTGCTACTGATGATGGTACTGAGGATATTATTCCAGAAATTATATTAAAAGGGGTTAGAAGTTGGAATGCTCAATTTAAAAGTCTTGTAGATAATAAATGCTATAATTATATTAAGATACCTAAAGATAAACTTAATGATTATAATGCTACTTTTAATAATGCTAAGTTTTTAGCTACAATTGTAAATAAACCTTCTACTACAGACCCTGAAGAAAGTACTTATTCTAAAATAGGTATAGGAATTTCTCCATTAACTATAAATCCTGATAGAGCATTTGGTTTTAATCAATTTAATAAAAACGGTTATTGGGTAAACCAAATAATATATGATAAAGATGGAGAAGTAGTAGTTAAAAATCTTGTTAATAGAAGTCATATTGTAATAGATGCACCAACTACTCTTACTAATTATGATGTACTAATACCTATAATATATGAAGGTTCTGATACTAATAGTTATTCTCATTTAAGTGATTTAGTAATATCTACTGCTAGAGTAATCAATATAAATTGTAATGTTTTTATGGGTATTAGATTAGGGGTCATATATAAAGGTGATGGTGCTAGACCTTACGATTTTTATAAAGCTGATAACATAGAATGGTATGATATTAATTTTAATAAATTAGAAGGAAGAGATTATAATATAGATAATATGATTTATCTTAAGGATGCTACTACACAAACTGTAATAGAAAGATTTAGATTAAAACAAAAGTTTAGTTATTGGTTTTATTATAATGTAGTTGGACTTGTACTTAATCCGTATTTTATAATACAACCTATACAAGATTCTAGACATACTATGGCTGTAAGACTTACGTTTGAAACCGATTATAATAATTATAGTAATACATTTGAGTTTGAATATTAGAATAATAAATAATTATGGAACATAATCAAGTATATAGTGGTGGTACATTTGTTACCAACTTTCAAGTTGCTCATATGGGAGCTATTCCATCAGGAAATTTTAATATAACTATTAGTAAACAAAAACAACCATTTCTTATTAAGAATATTACAGAAGATAATGTTGAAGTAAAAATAATACCTGCTGGGCAAACAGCAGCTATTACTACTATATTATATCCAGGATGGAATGTTGAGATAGTTAATCAAGTAAATAACGCACCTGCTGATACATTACAATATGGGTTCTAAAAGTGCAATAGGAATAGGAAATGGTATTTGTTTTAAACAAGTACGAGATAAAGGTGGAGGGTCTTATATAGACCCTCTTGTTCGTGATAGTATAGTTGGACTTTGGAAGTCCGACCAAAATACAAATGAAAGTCCTACCCGTAATATCATTAAGAATACAATTAAGGATAAGGGTGGTGATTTGGAGTTATTGAACTTTGGGTATAAGTTGAATAGTGGGTATGGCAAATATGAAGTGGATTTTACTGATTGGATAATATATCCAAATATAAAAGTTACTGATAGTGTAATTACTACCGATGGAAATTTTAAATCTAATTGGTTTATATATAAGCACTCTAGTGAAAGTAAGATAAATGAAATGAATATAAAAGTTTCAGGTATTCCAAAAGGAGGAAAAATCTTATACTTTTATATTTCAGATGAAACAGCTAATTTGCCTATTGCATATACTATACCAAAAGATGGTATTTATCATTTACCAGAATCTAAGATTAATAATAATCGTGCTAATGTAGGATTTACAGTAGAAAGTCGTTACGATTGGAATAATATAAGAATAGAGCAAATCCCCTCTTTCGAAGGTGCATTAGTAACTGACGGTAAAGATGACATGATAGTAAGTCAGAAGACCGTACAGGAGATGCTGGGAGGAAATAATGAGATTACGGTGGTGAGTATGGTTCATCAGATAGGATTAAACAGTACTCATGATAAAGCATTTACTAATTACATAGAAGCTACTAATGCTACAACTCATTATATTAGAAGTCAATCAAAAACTGCTGGGAAAACTGGTATATACGGTTATACTTATAATAGTGCAACTCAATCATTGATTAATAATATATTAGGAGATAAAAACGATTATGAAAAGTCATTAGCGAATGCAGCTAATATTTTAAGTGAATCTTCCATTTTTAGAGTTGCCAGTGGAAATAGCTCAACTGACACATTATCTCAAGTCGCTTGGTACTGGACATTCATCGCCAACAAGGTACTGACCACCGACCAAATCAATCAGGTAATATCCTACTTCAATTTGGACAAGCATGTTAAACCGGATGTATACTATAATGTAAAGAAACAAGGTCTAAGCGATGATACTCCTGAAGCGGATTGGTATCTGAAAGACTTTAGTGGAAATGGTCATGATATGACACTGTATAACTTTGCTAAGAAACTAGGTAGTGGAATTGGTAAATATGAAGTAGATTTTAATACTTGGATACCTCAATCTTACGTTGCTGATTCTGCATATACTTCCAATAAGCTTCATGTTACTAATATAAAAGGCGGTAACGCTATTTTATATACTAGGAAAGGAGCGAATGCTATGAAAGTAAAAATTACTGGGATTCAATCATTTAATTTAGTATATAGATATATTGCCAAAAATGATGTTTGGGAAGCACTTAAAGTTGATAGAGATGGAATTTATGAATTACCTGCGAGTACTACAACCACAAAAACCTATTATACAGGATTCACTGTTTCATATTATACTGGTGATTGTGATATAACTATTGAGCAAATCCCTGACTACGAAGGAGCATTGGTATCTGATGGAATTGATGATTACGGTAAAGTAGAAAACCTTCCAATATACAAGGATTACACGGTAGTAGCTGATAGAGAGATAGTGGACGGATTAATTGATAATGCAGATGGTGGAGTAGCTATTAGAAGTTATAACTATGCAAAAGGGGCTTTTGGATTTGATTGGAAAAACCAAGCGTTTAGTTTCGGTGGAAATACCGACAGAATAATTGATGTTCTACAAAGATTTATTAGCTACCAATCTAAATATATAAATAATGGGATTCAACTTATTACTGGCAACGTAGTAGACAACAATCCATTATATATGGCTAGATTAGGAGAAGAAAATAGATACAGCAAACTAGCTCTTTGGTCTTTCTTGCTTTTCCCTTACTCCCTTTCCGAGTTCCTGCTAGAGCGTCAATTAAAGAGGTATAAGTTGGGTACGCTGTATCCTGGAATGATATATTTAAGAAAGAAGAATTATGATTGATTATGTAGAAATTACAGTAGCAAAGCTAGAGACTGCTTTGCCTGAACGAATTGAAGAATTGCATTTAGCTCCGCGTAGAAGTCCGAAAGGCGGTAAAGTACTTATGAAGTTGGATAACTATAAGGCGCTGTTTAAAGAAGAAGTTGAGGAACAACTTGCTAGTATTCCTATGACTCTTGATGAAACAGGAGAAGAACAAGTTCTTCCTGAATATGTTTGTCCATTTCCTGTTTATAGTGGTAAAGAACTTGAAGACTTACTTCAAAATGATAATTGGAAACAAGAAGACGATATGCTTTAATGATTAGATTTTACTATAAGTATCATATGTTAAATATTCTAAATCACTAGAAAATGAACTACTTGGATGTTGTAATTGATAAGATAATTAATAACTTTGATTTTGCTTATATGTTTATAGTCAATGTACTAACATATATAATAATAAAGATTATAGATTATGTTAATGGTGATGCTAAAGTTCCTACTTGGACTAAACGTTTAATGTTACTTATATCTATTATAATAGTTACTGTTATATATGTTATATTAGATTATGATAATGGAATTGTATTGCTTAATTCTGCTATTCTTGCTCCTGTATTTTGGAGTTGGATAATGAGACCAATCTTTATAAAGTTAGGTATTGGTTATAAACAGATAGATGATTATATGAATTGACAAATTAAACTACAAAAGTTATGGCTAAAGGTAGACCAACTAAAGGTGTAGGAACTACAGGACCTAAGAAACCGACTAAAACAAAGCAATGAAAAGATTGTTTGTTTTAACGATTAAATACATACCAATCATACAACTGATTGGTATGTTAATAAACAATAGTTTATATACTTATGATATTAATGTTGAATTTGACTATATTGGAGACTTTCTTTTAGGAAATTCAATAGTGAATATATCTATGCTTTATATTTGTAGTTTCACCTTTGGATTCTGTAATTGGCATAGACATATTATAATGGCAAAATCTTATAAATATTATAATAGCGACTATTGATAAAGTATTTCATATTCCTGTAACAGACATTGAATTACTTAGTAGTTATTATATTGTAGCTGGGATATTTATATTACTTGCTGCTAGAAGTCATGTTAAAGAAACTAAGAGAAATGATGAACGTAAAGATTAGATTACTAAGAGGATTACTTGAAGAAGCTATTAATAATATAGACGCAGGTAATAGTAATCATACCGAAGAGGAACTTAATGCTATAATTGATGACCTTACTAAACTTAATAGAGATATTAAAAGAATAAGTAAAACTTATGCTTGTGAGAAGATATTACATTGTAGTCCTAGTACTTTTGATACTTATGTTAAACTAGGTATAATACCTCCTGGTCATAAAGAAGTAGGATTCAAAGAACTTAGTTGGAGTCCTAAAGATTTTGATGAAGCAACAATGAATAAAGTACGGAAATATAGCAGTAGAAAAGGCTTATGATGTACTGATTGATATTGAGTATTTAAGATAACTAATTGAATAAGGCATACTTGCAGTTAATTCTGTAAGTGTGCCTTTTCTTTTTATCCGTTTCTGACCTTTGCATCGTAGTCGATTACAAGTAACAGATTTATTAACAAATTTAAAACTAGAAGATTATGAGATTCGTAGAAGAAACGGATGGTAAAAGCTTTGTCCAAGTCAATGACGGGACTAAGAAAGAAGAAATATCCTGAAGTTCTTGGAGGAGTTGAGATTGGTAATGGTAAAGTTCGTATGAATATTCCTGTTATAAACAAAGTAATAGAATTTGATACTGATGATATTAAAACTTTAAAAGAAACTTTAATAACCAAATAATATGTATCATTTTGAAAAGATGATTGGAGCATATGGTATAAACGGTATATCTCAAGCTGACCTAGCAAAAGGTATTGCAGGTTTTCATAAGATATTTGATTATGTTGAAGAACACGATAAAGAAGTATTTTGGAATGCAATGAAAGAGTTCCATGAATGTGTAAAAGGTGAACATTTTGATGAAGTGTATGCTATGTGTCAAGTTAATGATATGTATCATACTAAAGCTAATGGAGTAGTTTGTCGTGGTCAAATATTTACTGTTGAAGATGCTAAGGCTATTTATGATAAACACGTTCGTAATATTAATCGTGAAATAACTTATTGGGATGTTTATGTTGCAGTTAATGCTCAATATCATGATTATATTCGTATGTATAAACAATGGTTTCCTAATCTGACAGAAGAACAATTAGATGAAAAGATAATTCATTCTGCGATTAACTTCTGGTTTGAAGATGAAGATGCTGGTAGCGGCAAAGTATGGAATTATTTCAAGGACATTTGATAAAGGTTTTCATACAAAAGGAGAAGCGGTAGTTCGTTGTGATAACGGGCTACCGCTTTCTTCATTTTAATCAATTATAAATTTTCGTGAAAGTCTTGGATGTAATGATTAAAGAGTTATATTTGTCGATATAGATATTAATACTAAAGTTACTACTGATTATGGCATCTATTAATCAATTGATTTCTGAAATTGCTCATGCTGTTGGGCAACCTAATAATATTCCATTAAGACGGAATATTAAATATGCTATTATCCATACTCGTAATGAACTTATTAGACATGGTTATGAGAATAATCATTATGTTGATAAAGGATTACAACAACGAGTTAAGATAAGTATTATTGATGTTCCTGATGGGGATTTTCATAATAGTGCTGAATATAATATTCGTCCTATTAAACGAAGTAAACAAAAGCTTCCTCGTCCTGTTAGACTTACTAATAATCTACCTTTTCAAAGTATTCGTACTGCTGGTTATGATAATATAGAAATTCCTTTTGCTAAAGAAGCTAGTGCTAGATTCTATACTCATTTAGTTGGTATGTGTAATCTTCCTTGCTATGATTATATAAATGAATATCTATATTTCTTTACTAAAGAAAATGCTTGTGAATGGTTTAAATCTATTAATGCTATTGTAGTAGAATCTGTATTTGAATTACCTCATATTATAGAGATAGAAACTAATGAGAGTAAAATAGATAATTCAGAACGTACTGTTGATAATGAAGACGATTTTGATGATAATGAATTTCTTCTTCCGGAAGATATGATAGGTTCTATAAAAGATATTATATTCAAACGTAATCTTCTTCAAGTTCCTAGAGAGACTAATGAAGTTCCTACTGATAATTTATTAAATCGTTAATAATTTATGGTTCCAGATATAGACATCCATCACTATTATGAAAAGTATATAGAAGATGCTAATAGTGATATTGAAAGATTTAAAGAAAATCATAATGTAGCTGTTAAAATGAGAGATTCATTAAAACAGTATTTACTTTCTAACATAACTTATATTGCTAATTCTTTAGGAATTAAACTTGTAGAATATGGGCAAGAATGGATAGATGGTATATATAATCCTAAAAGACTTCTTATAAATAAAGTTTATGATAAACTAGAAGAATATAAAGCTGGTGAAGAACGTATAATGCTAATGCAAATAGTAAAGTACTGTAATGTACTTAGAAAGATTAATGCTCTTAATACTTATATTAGACTTGCTAAAAAACGTTCAGAACTTACATTCGGAAAATATAGAGATTATGTTGCTAAATTCTATCAATATGGAGTTCATAAATGTTGTTTAGAAGGTTATGCTTATGCTTATGGTAATGGTCTAGGAGACTTAATGATAAATCGTTGGACTCATGACCCAAAAGATAATAAACGTAAACGAATAGATTATAGAAAAACAGCTTTTGCTAAAGAAAAACTTATTGCTGAAGGTAAAAAACCTTATGATAAAAAAGAAGCTGAAATATACAAACTTCGTGGACTTAAATATGATGGAGTTCCATATGTTGTTTATCAAGAAGATACTAGTTTTTATAATATAGATATTGTTAATAATCAATATGTAGCACATCAGAATCTTGATTTTGAACATACTGAATATTATAATAAACAATTAAGAGGTAAGAGTCATGAACAAAATGCTGCTGAATTAAAAGATAAAAAAGAAGTATATAGTATTAAAGCAGACCTTAGAACAAAACTTAGATTATATACTCTAGTAGATAAAGGTGCTTATTTAAATTATATTAGAAATGTTGACCAAAAGAAATATCAGCGTGGAGCGCATAATAGTAAGAATAGAAAAAGATTTTAATTAATATATTATGGAGAATATATATTTTAAAGTAGAAGAAAGAGATAAAACGCTTCGTAATAAAATTCTTATTACACCTTTTTATATAAATTCTGAAAGAATAATTGATGACCCTGTTGGAAAAGAAGCTGTTAAAATATCTTTAATAAATAGATATAAAGAGCATGAACCAAAAATTATAATAAATGATTTTGTATTTAAAATAATATCAGATGATAAATTTAATAGATTGTCTAGACTATTATTATATATTATAAATAATGCTACAATAAATAGTAATAAAATTATATTAGATTTTAATAATAATGATATTAAAGAAATTAGTACTTCTAATATAGAATTAAATTATTTAATAGATAAATTAGAAGAATACAATATTATACGTAGAACTACAATAAATAATATTTATATACTTAATCATAATATTATATTCAGAGGAGATATTGAGACCTTTGTTAAAGCATACACAATAATCCATGAAACTAATAATATAGAATTAACTATTGATAGTAAAGTAATACTTGATAATACTATTGATTATGCAAAACAATAATACTATTTCAGTAGAAAAGATAATAGCAAAAATAGACAACGATTTTAATCCAGACGGAAGTGATTGGATACCTAGAGTTATATCGTGGACTATAGATGCTATGGGACAATTAGATGTTCTTAGAATAATTCCTAAGAAACGTCGATTAGCAGTTATTAATAATATTGCTAGAACTGCTTGTCCTTTTAGTACAAAAGGACTTAAAGTATATGATGATAATGGATGTGAAGTTAGTGTTATATCGGCTCGATGTGGTAGTTGTTCTTCTCCTTCTCCTACGGGGGAACAGCCCGACAAGTCATTAGAATTGTCGAATACTATGTCAATAGTTGATACTGGTTATAATGGTAAAGAAACTTATGGAAGTTTAGCTATACATAATAATACTCCTGATGTTACAAAACAAGCAATTGTTGTTGAGGAGCTTTATTCCGCCCCCCGTAGGGGAAGTGAAGATAGAGGTTATGTCCTTGTTGATGACCATACAATAGAGATTAACTTTGATGCTAAATATATAGATATTATATCCAATGAAGTTGAGACTGAATATAGTGAATATTATAAATGTGATATTCCTGTTATTCCCAATAATTATATATTGATTGAAGCTATTGGATATTACTGTATGTATAAGATGTTATGTCGTGGAATGAAACATCCTGTGTTTAATCTTGGAGCTAGTCAATATGGAACTAATCCTTATTATCAATGGGAGCAATTAAAGAATAAAGCTAAAGCTGGCGTTATTATTGATTGGCAAGCTGAATCTGGAAATAAAGATAGTGATGCTTGGCGTAGTTATTTCTATAATTATACTTTTCCGAAATAAATGAGAAGTTGTTATGGGAGATATAATAGATATTGTTACAGTTAATGGTATTTATGGCTTATCTGTGAGAATGGATTCGGGTAATCGAAATGATGAAAATGAGGCTCGTAGATATGGTTTTCCTGACCTCTGCGTAGAGATAATTTTCACATCATACAATTAATCAGATTAAGTCGAGATAATCGCCTGTGAGGGCTTAAAATAAGTCAATCGTTATGGAGATAAACAAAAAACTTAATATAGATACTGATATAGAATTTTTAGATACAGGAGATATAGCTCATGCAAGTAACATAGTAGCTAATAATACTAATGATGGAGTATTAAATGAAAATTCTATTGAAAAGTATTTTATACTAGACAATCCTAATGAAAAAGTTGTAGGATATATTGCTTGTTCTGATGAATTTATAATATTCACTAGTTTTAATAGAATTTTTAGATGCAAAGAAAATTCTAAAGAAAATATAGAAGTTGACACTAATTGGCATTGGGAAGGTGGTAATGTTATAGGAGCATATACTTATAATATAAATAAAGAACTTATCATTAGTATTACAGAGTTAAATACTGACCATGATGTTCCTTTAAAGATTATAAATCTTAGTAAACCTGAATATGTACTAGGCGAATCAGATAATAAATATACCCTTAATCCAAAAATTCCACAATTTAATCTTATAAATTATAGTACCGTCAATGGAACTAATATGTATCGAGGAGTATACAATTTTTTTATAAGATTTAAAAAAGGGGAAGAATACACAGCTTGGTACAAAATTGGTTATCCTATTATATTATTTGACGATTCTTATAATCTTACAGTAGAACGATATGTTTATAATGTAAATGATGGAGATGGATTAGGATTTAGTCCTCGTAATTATACTATTACAGATAATGTTAATAATGATGTTGAAAAAATAAGTAAGAATATTATATTAGGTATCGATATAAATGATAAAACATTATTTTATACTCATTACCAAATAGGATATATAGTTAATACTACTTCTAGCGAAATAAAGATATTTAATACTAATGATTATGATATAAAAAATAAAAGAATTACTATAAGTAACGTTGATACTAGTGGAGATTTTACATTAGATGATTTAACTAGTACATTTTTTAATATTTATAATGTAAAAACTATATGTAATTATAATAATAGATTATATATTGCTAATTATAAAGAAGAAAATCCTAATACTGTTATAAGTAAAATAGACGTTAGCAATATAATAGTAAGAGCTGTTCCTTTAAAGAACGAACCATCTCCTTTATTAATAAGAAATAATATAAATACAAGAAGTAGTATAGCTAGTACTTATGCTCCTGTAGGAGATAGCCAATTAGTAACAGAAGTTTTATTCGGTTCTAAATATGTAATTAAATTAAAAGCTAAGATATATCTAGCTAACGGAAATTACAAAGAAGTTACTAAATGGTTTTATAGTGATGATACTGTGTCTACAGGAACTTTTGGTAAAGGACAATTAGTGTTCGATATTAATATAATATTTAATTCTATTTTATATGATATTGATGAAGAAGTAAAAGGAATACCTTATGTGGCTGAAGAATACCGTGATGCTTATTATCTTATTGTACAAAATAGCGATAATGGTATAATATCTAAATTTTCGTATAGTCATGGAAGTTCAGGAAAAGATAATTTTAAACTTGCCGGAAAAGTATATACTTCAAACGATTTTATTATAGAAGAACTTTATAAAGTTGAACCAGGAGACAATGAAGTATCTCAATCATGGTTTTGTGAACCTAATATTAAATTTACTGAAGCTAATAAATATCCAGATATAGCTAAAAATTTACGTATATGTCTTACTACGGAATTTAATGGAATATATGGAGGTACTATTAAAACAGTATATAATGGAATATTTAGATTAGTTGAATCTAGTATTTCAGGTTCTGTAAATGGATATAGACTTGATTATACTTATGTATCAAAATCTTATTTATTTCTTTATTATACTAATTTCTTTATAGATAAATATTTAGAAGCTAAGTATCCTGGTTCTACTAGAAAATATAAGTATCAATATACACTTAAAGATGGGGCTGCTGAACCAACCAATAAAGATGCTATATATTTGGATTCTTATTCTAATGCTACGTCTTTAAAGTCTTCTGTAAAAGTTATGTATAATTGTAGCTTAAAACGTTTACAACTTTGTGCTACGGCTGTGAATCAACAAAGTTATAGTCAAGGCACAGAATATGCTTATATAGACGATGAAATAACTATTATACCAACTAGTGGAGAACAATTTACTTTTAATGTTAATCAACTTATTAGTATCCTTCCTGTTACTATACCTAACTATAATAAAACAGTAGAAGATTTTGATAAGAGTTTTGGAACTAGTTATGAATGGACAGAAGATAGAGAACCAAATGAAAACGATTTTGACCCTAATCTTTCTTATAATTTATCTATTTATCATCATGGTTCTTCTGATAAATTTAGCATTATTGATGTAAAACCTAAAGTAGTAGGTTTTAGAAATAGAGTAATTGAAGATAATGTTATAAAAGTAGATAAAGATTTTGCTATAATGATTCCTTTTAAAGACTGGTTTAATAATACTTATGATAGAAAAACAGACGATGGTTCTACTTATAGAATTAGTGAAGGAAGTTGGTCAGACCCAGTTTTTGATAAAGGACAGGTAGGACAATTATATATAAGTTTTGTAAAAGACAAAACGATAAGAATTGATAATGTTGATAATTACGCTGCTTATTTATTAAAAGTTATAGATGCAGATAATTTAATGAGTGTAGAAGTTTTATTACCTTATACTGATGAAAAATTTAATATCAGAGTAAATGCTAAAGATATTACACAACCTTCGACAGATGTCACATATCCTGTTTATAACGCTCCTATAAATGAAGTAAATGATAGTAGTGGTGGAGGTGAAGAATTAAATTTTTATGGAGATATTACTAAACAAGCTATTAATAATGCTGTTTATAATCTATTTATACATTATGTTTATCCTAATGGTTCTTATACAGACGGTATTCGTATATCTAATAATATGACATATAATAAAACCATTAAATTAGGAACAGCTAATGATAATAAAACTACCATAGAACTTAATTACGATGTTAATGAAGATACTAAAATATCTGATGTTAAAAAGAGATATACAGAATTACTTACTAAATATACTACAATAGATACTACTGATGCTCATCCTGTTGTTAGAGTATTTGATGATGTGGCTGATGTTAGATTTTGTAATGTATTTCCCGAATATAACAATAATGGTATTGCTCTATATAAAAATACTAATGGTGATAAATTATTTAGAGGTAGTATTTTAGGTAATATTAGCAAACAATATAATCAAGGATTTAAATTCGTGTTTGATAATATACCTATGTACGAAGAGTTTGTAGGTTATTTTATAAGTTATGAAAAATCAGAACCTATACTTACAGGCGAATGTATAGTAACTCCTTTAACAGGAGGACTTAATGCTAATGCTGGCAGTTATGAGCAGGATATTAGTGAAGTAAGACTTTATTATCCCGAATTTGACTTAGTAAAGAAAGTATCCGGCAATATATTGTTTATAGAAAAACAAGAAGACTTTAATACTAATTGGAATGAAATATTTAATGATTCTTATTATAGTACTGATACAGGGAATGGTCGTGCTGTTGGAACTAATTATATATCTTCTATAAAATCTATAAATGTATATGCTCCTAATGATTTATCTAATAATAGAGGTAGACAAGGAGTTTTAGCTGTAAATACTACTAACGCTATCAGGTTATATAATACCATAAATCAATGGAAAAAACAATTAACTTTCGGATTATTACTTAATATAGTAGATGGTATATATCTAAGAAAGAATAAAGAACTTATCAGTCTTGGATATATTAAATATGTAGATTATGAACCTAATAAAAAATATGAATATGGTTATGAGGAATATAATTATAACTATGATTATTATAAGGTAAGTAATCAAGTGTTTGATATGAACTATTGGGGAGTTAATTATGATGAAGTTCATCCTTCTGCTAAAACAAACGATGGAAGAGTATATACAGAAGATTTCCCTAAAGGGGATTATAGTACTTCTAAGTTTTTACATTGTCCTACTGTTGGAGTAAGAATGAATAGTTATTCTTTATATCCTACTTTTGCTAAGAATATTAAATCTAAACCTATATCTAAATATTATGGTTTTAAAGGTACTGATTCTGATACTGCTCATATATATACAGAATTAGTTACTCATGTATATTATACTATGCTTAATGATATATATGAACTTAAACCTAATTTTTATGATTATGCTGATAAACTTATTTCTAATTTTGATAAAGATCATTATGCTAATTTTATAGAACATTATGATAAAGTTATTCGTCGTAGTGATGTTATAACTAACGAATCTGTAGAAAATAAATGGAGAAAGTTTAGACCCGAACAATATAAAATTATAACTGAAAATAAAGGTTCTATTATAAATATCATTGGTGTTGGTGGTTATCTTATTGCTCATTGTGAACATTCTATGTTTGTATTCAATCGAGATTCAAGTATGAGAACAGAAGATAAAGATGTTCAATTAGTAATTCCTGACGCTTTTGATATAGATTATGTTGAAATGTTTACTAGTACTAGAGGATATGCTGGTATTCAAAAAGTTAATCAATTTGTTTGTAGCAATTATGGTTATATTTTTTATGATAGCGATGCTCATAAACTTTATAGATTTGATGAAAATAATCTTGATGAAATTACTCCTGGATTTAAGAACTTATTTAAACATGATATTGTTGATATAAACTTTGCTATAGATGAGCGTAATGAAAGAATGATATGTTTAGGTAAAGCTAAAATTGATAATGAAACTAAACATTTTGCTATAAGTTATAGTTTTAATGGTAAATATTGGTTAAGTACTCATAGTTATTGGTACGATGATTGCTTTAATACTAAGAATAATTCTTATTTTATTAATAATCAAATTATAGAATCTTCTGTTGATAAATTTAATTTAGATAAATTTGGAGATTATACTAATATTATAGATGACAATATTAATATATTTAAAACAGAACTTACTATTGAAGGAAAACCTTGTTCTTTTGTAGATGTTGTGTTTAATAATGATAATGTAGATAAAGTATTAAATTATATATCATATTCTGTTAATAAAGCTACTGATGATAACTATAGCGGTCTTAGACTTCTTATTTATACTAATTGTTGTTATACTGATTATATAGATATTAGTATTCCTAAGAAAACAATGAAAGATTATAAACATCCTTATTATAAATATGGAAGTTGGATATTTAATTGGTTTAGGAATAAAATTGCTAATATAGATACCAAAAATCCTATAATTAGAGGTAATGGTAAATTACATCCTGATACTAAATTTATAACTACTAAACGTCTTAATGACGCACTTGTAGTTGGTAAATATTTTGTTATAAGATTTATATTTTACAGTAACGATAAAAGAATAAGTATGAATAATATAGAATGCCATTAGTGATGAAAAATAATAAATATAAACCTAGAAAAAAAGCTTTTATTGGTGCTATTATTGGAGCGGCTACTAGTATAGCCGGAGGAATTATAGGAGCACGTAAAAGAAAAAGAGCTGCTAGACGAGAAGCTGCTCGTCAAAAAGCAATTAAGCGTAATGAAGAAACTTATAAAAGTATTGAAGCTCTTAATGCTGGACTTGAAGGTCAAGAAGAAATACAAGATAATTTTATGGAACAATATATGAGATATGGTGGTATTGCTAAAAATAAAAAATATAAGAATAGAAATAAAAAAGCTATTGGTGGAGTAGGAGAAATTATAGGTAGTGCTATTAGTGGAGCTGCTAATATAGTTAGTGCTGTAACTGAAAGTCCAGAAATTGCACAAACTGGAAATGTAATAGGACAAACGATAGGAAAAGGATTAGCAAAACATAATGCTAAACGTATTGCTGAACAACGTAAAGATAATCTTACTAAACCTATCCCTATTAATGGAATTAATGCTGATTCTGATTTAAATCTTCCTACTACTTTACAACCGATTAAACGTTATGGTGGTCGTAAATCGGTTTGCCGAATGGCGTGTGGTGGACAAAAACGGAAGTAAACATCAACATAGACCATGTTTATTTGCTCGCTGTTGAATTTTGATATAGGTTATGATAATTAGTATTGATTTTGATAATCGTTTGACAGAGAGCTTTAAAATGGCTAGTTTTGTCTATTTCGTATAATAATATATAATTATGACTAGATATGAACCTAAAATAATTCGTGGTGGACGTGCCACTAATATAAAAGGTAATCTATACTATATGTCAGGTAGAAAACATGAAGCTGGTGGTATAGATATTGGTAAGAATCCTAGAACAGGACTTGAAGTTGAAGACGGAGAAGTTGTTCAAACAGATTCTAATGGTTTAAAAGTATTTAGTGCTCAACCTATTCTTAATGGTAATAGTCCTGCTAAACTTGTAATGGGTGGTGCTAATCCTGCTAAAGTATTTAATGCTCAAGAAAGATTTAAAGAAATAAACGGTATTAATGATGATGGTACTAAAAAGAAACGTATGGGAGGATTAAGTAGAAGTAAAGATTATGGTTCTAATAAGAAACCATATCCTAGTGTTAATAAAAAAGATTTTGCTGGTGGTGGAAGAAGTTATCCAATACCTACTAGAGCAGATGCAGTAGACGCTTTACGTCTTGCTGGACTTCATGGTCGTTCTGATGTTAAAACTAAAGTTTATAAAAAATATCCCGATTTGAAAAAGAAACGTATGGGCGGTATAAGAGAAGATTATCCTACTCTTGCCGGAGATTATTATGGTAGACAAGAAGCTAAGACTATTAAAGCTCTTAGAGATGCAAGAACTAATCCTCAATATCAAGGACGTAATCTTAATCTACCTACATTATCAATGAATGATGCTTATGGTAATTTACCCGTTACTTCAAGTAATAGAACTGCTATTGAAAGAACTAATGCTAAATATAATACTCCTGCTGTTAAACCTAAGACTAAAAGACAATCATTTAATAGCGCTTTTGCTGCTGCTATAAAACAAGGTCTTAGTGAATTTACTTGGAATGGTAAACAATATGGAACACAAGTAGCTGGTTCTACAAAACAGAAACCTGCTCAACAAACCACTACTAGAAGTAGTATAACTTCTAATAATCTTCCGGAAGTTACAGTTATTGCTCCTAGAATTAATAGTAGACTAATTAATCAATTAGAATCTAATAGATATGTTCCTTCTAAACCAAAACCTATCCAAGAACATACAGTTAAAGTAGAAAGTAATACTGTTAGTCCTGTTAAACGTAGAAGTACTATTAATGATAAACCTGGTAGAATCGGTTATATTGATAACAATGGAGATGTTATTTATGGTAAAAGTGGTAGTAATGAAGTTAGCGATATACTTTCTGCTGGATTTAATGATATGATTGAATATGATAGAGGAATATTAAATCGTAAAAAAAAAGTAGGAGGTAGAGTTATAACAGTTAATGGTAATGTCAAATCAGGTCTAGTTATCTCTCCATCCTCTACGGGGGAACGAGAAAAAGCCGCCGTTGGTAAAGACTATGACTTTAGAATTGATACTACTAAATATAAAATAGGAGATACTTTCGAATATAAAGGAAAACAATATAAAGTTACAGGACGTAATGCTGCTAAACCTGTCGGTAAAGGAATAGATAAAGATGTTGAAGCTGCCGCTCGTAAAGACGCTAAAGGAGCAAGAACTGACTTTAGAGATATGTTAGAACGTCCACAATATACTCCTGATAAAATAGAAAGTAAACCTAAAGCTGCTACTACTAGAAGTACTAAAGTTGAACGACCAGTTCAAACGATTACGACGACTAAGCAGACCAAAGTAACAGCCCCCCGTAGGGGAAGTGGAAAGAGCAAATCTAAGCCTGCTGCTAAACCTGCCGAACCAACTAAACCTGCACCTAAATTTGCAGATTTAAATAGTATGATTCAAGGTATTAATACTAGAGGTGCTCAAACACCTATTAGAATAGAACCACGTACTGTTGAAGGAGCTAGTACAAATACAGGAGTTCCTGATGTTATTGAATCTCCTCGTAAGAGACTTGCTTTATTTGATAAATTAGATACTAATGATATTATAGGTCTTGCTGGTAATATAGGAGGAAGTATTGCTAGTGCTATTAATACTCGTAAATCTCTTAGCAATATGGAAGCTCCTAGCGAACCTATGTATGAAGTTCCTGCTGCTATGAAAACTCATTTTAATATAAGACCTCAAATAAGCGAAATTAATGAGAATACTCGTAGAAGTATGGATGATGTTACTGCTAATACAGCTAGTAGTCGAGTATCTCTTCAAAGAAAACAAAGATTACGTAATGCTGGACAATATGCTAAAAATAATCTTTATGGTCAAAAAGAAAATATAGAAACTCAACTTATTAATCAAGATAGATTAAATAGGCAAAGAGTTGGAAGTAGAAATATCGCTGCTTATAATGATTGGCAAAATCGTAGTGTTCAATTTAGAAATGCTATTAGAGAACAGAAAGCTAGTTCTCTTAATAATATGTTTAGCGGTATTAATGCTGGACTTCAAGATATGCTTAGTCGTATTGAAAATCGTAGAAATTATAATAATACTCTTGGTATTTATGATGCTACACATCCTAATACAGATAAGAGATTATTTAGAGATAAAGGTGTTACAATTTAATATTGATAAATATGCCTATACAAGAATTTAATCCTGTGTTTAGACCTGTTATTAATCCAATTGATTTGGAGAAATTAGGACAGGCTTATGATACACTTGAACAAGGACATCTTAAAGCAATAGATACTGCCTCCGCTGTGGAGGCAGAACTTGCTAAGCTTGATTTAAATGAAGCAGAAGATGAATGGAGACAACAACAAGTGAATAAAATAAGAAGTGCGATTACTGATAATAGTACTTATGGAAATGCTTATGGAGCTTTAGATGATGTTATTCGTGAGAATGGTTCTATAATGTCTAATCCTGGTATGATTGGTAGACTTCGTGCACAACAAGATTATAAGAAGTATATTGATAATCTTGAAAAACGTACTGATATTCCTGAAGATTATAAGGCTTATTTTAAAGAACAAAATACTTATAATTATAAAGATATAACTGATAGTAAAGGTAATATCATTGGAGGTAGTAAATGGAACCCTGCTGTACAAGAAGTTAGTACAGTTCCTATGAGTCAATTATTAGATAAAGCTCTTCAATGGGCTGCTAAAGAATCTGGTGGAGGTAGTCAAACTAGATGGCTTGATAGTCAAGGTAAAGTTACTAATGATATTACTAAATCAGTTACAGGTGAGATTTATTCATCTGCTACTAATAAATGGGAAAGACTTAGTAAAGATAAATTAGCTGCCGCTGTTGCTGCTGTAATTGAAAATACTCCTGGAGCTAAAGCTAGTCTTGACCAAGATTATAAGATTGCTAAATGGAAATATGATAAGAGTGGTGGTAATAATCCTGATATAACTAATAAAGATGGTATTCTTTTAACTCCCGAAGAGTATCTTAATAAAAGAATTGACCCATTTTATAAAGCGGCTACTTATTATAATCAAACTTCTAGTACTACATATGGAGAAGCTTGGAAAGCTCAATTAGCATTAGCTAGACAACAAGCTGCTGCTGGAAATGGAGGAGCTAGTAATAGAGCTGGTTATTCTGATATACTTACTACTACAACAAATCCTATAAGAATTGATAATTTTGTTCCATCTACTGCACAAGCAGAAATTAGTACTAATAAACAAAATATTGCTGATTTACTTAAAGCTTCTAACCCTAATCTTGATTTTAATCTAGATGGTAAAACTAGTGATGATATAAAACAACTTATTAAAGATAATATAAAAGACCCTATGGAACAATATAGGGCTTTAGGCAATCTTGAAATTATAGATGATGCTCAAGATTATCTTAATGGATTAAAAGAAGGGCAAGAACCTGATATGGCTGAAGCGTTTGACGCTTATAATGCCATAGTTAGTATGAGCGATTTACCTAAAGATAATAAATACGCTAAACAATATAGTAAAGCTGTAAATAATATATTTGGCAGTTCACAAGCTATTAGACAATATTTTACGTCAGACGATTCATTTGATGGTTTTATAGCTTCTATTGGTGGAGAAAATAAAGCGAAATCTTTAGGTATTACATTTGGTACTAAAAATGGTAAGAAGTATGCTGAATTACCAAGAGATTATAATAGAAGTTTATACAGTTTTGCTAAGGCTTCGAGAGAAGGTATTTCACAAAATACTAATATATTTGGAGCTATATGGAATGATTTAAAAGGTACAGTAAACTCTTATTGGGGAAATAATGTAGTTCAAGTAGGAACTAACGGTGATGAAATTCCGGTAACAGGTAGAGATGTACAAGATAATATATTAGTTGGTAGTGCTAAGTCCCAAAATAGAATAGTATTTGGAGATTTAATAGATTTTGTCGATAATAGACTTAAAAGTAAAAACGATGACCTTCTTAAAGGAGGTAAACTTCAAGTTGGTCAACAAGTTGTTACTGAACCTACACCTAATGCTGCTGAATTAGTATTTCAATTACAAACAGGTGCTATCAAATCATCAGAATTTACTAATCAATATAAAGTAGCTAAAGACCAAGCTATGAAGGCTATACGTAATATAGACCTTACTCAAACAGGTGCTCTACGAGTTGGAGATAATAATATGTTTGAACCTATTGATAGTGAAGACCGTAAAGAACTTACTGCTATTATTAGAAGCGCTAAAGAAAACGATTTAGATATAGTAGCTGTTCAAGATTTTAAAACAGGTGAATGGAGTCCTCAAATTACTATATTAGGAACTTACGATAATGAAGGAAAACTTAAAAGAGAACCAATTACTCTTTATGCTCCTGGAGGATTCGATAGTGCAATAGTTGAAAGTTGGAATAATGATACAACATTTAAAGCTAAGAAAGATATAAATATATATGGAGCTGCTGGACGTAATATTAATCTAACTAATGCTTCTGCTTTTGCTAATATTGATAAGATAACTATGATACCTACAGGCGAAGGCTTTAATGTTTATGATAAAACTAATAATCGTTCTTTAGGTTCTGTATCTCCTCAAACAGCAGTTGATTTAAGAGATACTTATTATCAATGGAATGATATTTATAATCTATATCAAACAGGAGCTAATGTTAAACCGGAAGCTATACAAGCTATTGCTGAAAAAACGGCTACTAATTTAGCAAATATTACAGGAGCTGCTGGTAATGAAAACATAATTGCTTATTATTATCAACAATTGATTAACAATATAATGGGACAATAATATGGATATACTAAAGTTTGCACAAGAAGGAAACGTTAGAAGAAATCCTGACTATAATCCTAAGACTAAAAAGGGGGCATTACAGCCCCCTACTATAACAGATTTTAATCCCGCCACTTCTACAAGTGATGCGGGACGTTCTGTTTTAGGACGTACATTAGCTAGAGGTATATATAATCTTAATCAATATGATGTAGATAAATATACACCTTATGATACTTATGTTAATCCTTATGATACTGAAGAAGAACTTAATAAAGAACGTGCAGAGAATCAAGGAGTACTTGAACAAACAGGAAGATTTGTTGGACAAGCTGTTGGTTCTGAAGTTGTTCTTGGTACTCTTCGTGGATTTAGTGATTTAGTTGATGCTGCTGGACAGCTTATAGGAGTTACCGATGATGATTATACTAATCCTGTTAGTTCTCAACTTGCAGAATGGCAAGATGCTATTCGTGAAAGACTTGAAATATATAGAGAAAATCCTAATGAAAATTTTGATTTTAGTGATAGTGGTTGGTGGCTTGGTAATGCTGTAAGTATAGCTAGTACATTAAGTCTTTTAATACCTGGAACTGCTGTATCTAAATTAGGTAAAATTGCAGGTCTTGGACGATTATCTCGTGGTATAGGTAGAGTAGCAGGTAAGCCATTTGGTAGACCAAATACTTTTGGTAAAATGGCAGAAGTTGGTAGTGATATTATAGGAACTGCTGCTGCTAGTAGAGTTGCTGAAAACTATATAGAAGCTAGAGATACTTATACACAAGTTTATGATGAAGCTAAAGAAAGATTAGCTTCTATGTCAGAATCTGATAGAGAAACTCTATATAATGCTAATCCTAAACTTCGTGGACTTAGCGATGATGAAATTGCTAAATATGTGTCAGGAGAATCTGCTGATGATACTTTCAAGAATGATATGTGGCTTATGTTATTAGACGCATTTCAGCTTAAAGGATTAAGAAATATTTGGAAAGGTGCTAGAAACATAGCTACTAATAGAACTTTAAGAGAAGCTAATGAACAAGCTGCTGCTAGATTAGTTGGTAGAGAAATACAAGCTCCTACTGGTATTAAAAAATATCTACGAGTCCCTGATAAAGAAAGTCTTCTTAATATTGTTCGTGAAGGAAGCGAAGGATTTGAAGAAGGATGGCAATATATACAACAACAAGCAGGAATTGATAAAGGACGAGAAATGCTTAATGATGCACATGAATCTCGTACTTATACTGACTATCTTAAAGACCCTCAAATGTGGGAACAATCATTTTGGGGATGGCTTGGTGGAGTAGCATTTCAAGGTATAGGTAGTGCAGCTAATAAACAATATGCTAAATATATATCTAAAAATAAAGATATTCTAACAGAAAGTCGTAAAGCTGAAATAGATACTAGAGCTAGTATATTAGATAAATATATTAATGATATGGCTATATTAAATGAAGGATACAATCCTAATAGTCCTGTCATTAATGATGAAGGTAATATAGTCCAAGATGCTGACGGTAATAACGTTTATGAAGAAGTAAATGAAACAGAAAAAGAAGCATTAAAACAAAATGCTACTGAGAAACTTATTACAGATTTAACTATTAATGCTATTGATAAAGGTAATTATGATTTGCTAAAAGATTTCCTTATGTCAGAAGATATAGCTCAATATATGGACAAATCAGGAGCTATTGAGCAAGGGCAATCTAAACAATTTATGACTAATATTATTGTTAAAATGAATGAAGTATCTGAGACTTATGAAACAGAGCTTAATAAAGCAATAAATAATGATGCTAAAGATGCTAATATAGCTAGTCAAATAGCTAAAGAAAATACATATAATAAATTAGCTTCTAGAAATGAACAAAACATAATAAATAAATATACTGATGAATATAATAAATCTCTTAATGGTATATCTGATGTTAATACTAAAACTAGAGTTGATGAATTAAATAGAACTGTTCAATTAGAAGGAGTTGCTCAAGAGCTTAATTATCTCAATCAACAACTTAAAGTTAATGACGATAATCTTAAATCTAAAACTATTACTAAGTTTGAACATGACCATATTGCTCGTAAGATAAACAAAAAGAAACAAGCATTTATTAAATCTGCAAATGCCGCTAATGAAACTGAATTTAATGCTTTATATAATGAAAATAGAAACGCTGCTGCTCTTCAAGAACTTAATAATATAGATAAAAATATAGTTACTGCTGTTATTGGTCGTAGTATGGCTGAACGAAGAAAAACTCTAATAGATAGCGATGTTGCAGAAACTAATCAGCAAATTAGAGATAGAGCTAAATATATAGAAAACGAATATAGAACTATAAAAGATGAAGCTCTTCAAGATAATATTAAACGATTAGATAATGCTTTTGAATCTAACGATATTGATACAGTTCTTGATTATCTTGCTGGTAATAAAAATGCAGAACTTAATGATAATATTAAAAAAGAACTCGATGATATAGTTAAGAATATTAATATGTTCGATGAATCGTCAGAACCTATCACTGATATTATAAGTAGACATGCTAGATTAAAAGCAAGACAAAAAGGACAACAACCTGTAGCTACTGTTAATAATAAACCAGTAGAACAGGTTCCTCCTGTTGCACAAGTTAAACAAGAAGCTCCTGTTGAAGAAGAACAGAAACAAGGTAAAGATGATACAATCTCTCATCCCCCTACGGGGGAACCTCAACAAGCACCCCCAGAAATTGTTAGAGGTGTCAAAGAAGATGTTGCTGATAAAGAAATAGAATCTGTTCTTGCACAACAAGAAGCTATTCAAGAAAAACAATTTAATGCTAGTTCTGAAATAAATGCTTATGTTCTAGATAAGTTCTTAACTAATACTGATGAAGAATTAGTTAATATGCCTTATGATGAACAATATGCTGCTATCAAAAATGAACTTATCAATGAAGGATTTGATGTTAATATAATTGATGATATTCTACCAAAAGAACTTAGTAGCGTAAATTACATATATAAGAGTATTCAGGAAATGAATGCTGATGAACACGCTAGTAGTATAGATTTTGTTATATCAAAGATAGTTACTGATGAACAATCAGATAAAGCAGAATACTTTCGTAATCTAATAGATATATATAAAGCCGACAATAATATTCTATCGGTGAATGGTAAAGACTATTTTAATATAATAAGTCTTATGAGATTTGCAATTAAGGAAAGTAATGCTACATTTGAGACTGTTAATAAACTATATGATGAATTAAGAGCATATCTTTTGTTAGGAACTGATGAAAATCTTATTAATATTTCTCCTAGAGATTTAGCTTTAGACCGAGAGAAACTAATGGAATTAGTTCAAGACCAAGAACGTGAAGACCCCGAATTAGATAACAATATAGGTATCTATACAGAGAATAAACAAGGAGAAGAAGCTTTAGCTAATCTACAAGTTGGTCAAGAATTAGAAGTCAGACATGAACCTAAAGGTATTTCGTTTTGGTCAACAGTTAATTATGGGGGAGTTGATATTCCTGTAAAGATAGGATTCAATAAGAAAATGCAAAAGACTTCTGATAATGATGGATATGTGTTTAGTAATGAGTTTTGGTCTTATGAAGTAAGATATACAGAAGATGGTTATAGTAGTAGTCTTGATGAATTATTTGATAGATTGAATCCGGAAAATGGAGAAATTAGCGATGAAGCTAAACAATTTATAGACCTTATTTATAAAGCAAGACTTAATAAGCTTACTGATGAAGATATTAATAATCTATGGAGCAATCCTTTATCGGATTTAGTATTACCTTTACTTAAGAATAAGAATAAGAATAATGAAGTAGGTACAAGATTACTTCGTAATATAGGTAATATATATCTTTATAAAGTAAGTGATAACTTAGATATAAATTATAACTCTTATTTGGAATTTATTGCTAAACAATATAACAACTATAAAATGGTTGATAATATTGATAATAATATAGATAATACTAAAGTTACTGTTAAATATGTTAGTAGAGGAGAAGCAATATTTGATATAAACGCTGAACCTCAGGCTATAGATAAAGCTGTTGTAGGATTTAATTATAATGATATTCATTTAGGTATAGTAGCTGCCGATGGTGAAATTAGAGACGTTTCTAATGGAACTATACGAGTTAAAGCTGGATTTAAAAATTCTAATTTATTAGTTATTGTGCCTAATGGAACTAATGAACCTTTTTATGCTAAAGTAATTCCGCAAGCATTTGATAGTACTAATCAACTAGGAACTGCTATTAGAAATGAAATTCTTAATTCTATTAAAGAACGACAAATGAACAATATATCATTTGAAGAACTTAAAGATAGACTAATGTCTATATTTGGAGTTAAGAACTTTATTGATGGAGTTAATTGCATTGAATATAATAATCGTATTATTATAGCTCCTGCTGGAAGTAACATACCAATGCTTACTATTTATAAATATAAAAATAATAGTACAGAAGAAGGTACAGGTATTACATTAAATCCTACTATGGTAGAAGGAGCTGGACTTGGAAGAACTGGTTGGGGAGGTTCAATAGAAGCAGAATTAAATGATACTATTGATAAACTTCTTGCAAGTTCTGTATATAGTATGAGTTATGATATTCCAATGAATAGAAGTCAAAATCGTTACGTTAAACATGAAGATAATGGTCAATTAACTATAACATTTGGAGATACTTCTGTTACCTATGAGAATTATTTAGATTATATTATTAAAAATAATGCTGGCAAAATAAGATTAGGTAAAACTAAAGTTGGCAATGTAGAAAGTAACTTTAGACCAAATCCTAAAGATAATTCTGCTAAACAAAAAGTACGGATTGAGTACGAAGTGCTGCGCCCCGTAGGGGATGAGGAGATAGCTAGACAATCATCTATTACTGCTATTGAACAACGTGGAAATCAAGAAGATGTTAATACAGAATCTTTAATAAAAGCTATTGCTCCTGATTTTGCAGATTCTGCTAGTAGAATTATTCTAGAAGAATTAATACCTGCCAATGTAGATATTATTACCAATGATAATGAAACTGATTTTGCTGTTTACAATACAGGTACAGGTAAAGTTACTTTATTAAAATCATATTTTGATTTGGCTAGAGGTAGTCAATATAAAGCTGTTAGAACTCTTGTTCATGAACAACTTCATAAACGTATATATGATAATGGTATCATGCAATCACAATCTTTTGTAGATGAAATGACTGTTATTCGTGATAGATTTATTGACGCTCTTAATAATCCTGATGCTTATTCTGAATTTGCTAAACATATACAAGATAATCTATACGATAAAGATAATTATATAGCTCAACTTCGTAAAGTAGTTGACCCAGCTAGTTTTCCTAATCAAGATTATAACTATATGCTTGAAGAGTTTATTGTTGAAAGTCTTACAAATAATGTTCTTAATGAAGCACTCAATAATATTAGTAGTACAAAAGAAGTATCTGCCGATATTAAACGACCAAATCTATGGCAAAAAGTTATAGAGCTTATTAGACAATTATTTGGTTTTAATAAGATTAAAGATAATACTCTATTAGCTCAAGAACTTAGAGCTTTTGGTAAGAAATTTAAAGATATACAAAGTGTTGAAGAAAAACTTGTTCAAGATAATGTTGATAAACAAGTAGAAGAACCTACTTCACAAATAACAACTATTATTGATGAACAAAATGTTACCGCTGCTGAAGCATCTCAACAAGCAGATGATACTATGGGACTTGATGTAGATATTAGTGATATGTTTAGTTCAATAGATATTGCAGGTGAAGATATTATAGTCCCAAATATGACTTCCATTCGTGCCGGACTTTCAATGGCTGAACGCACCGAATTTGACTATTCTTTGGCTGCTGGTGAGACGCAAATTTATTGCAAATAAAGAAGTAAAGACTTAACCGAGAAAGTTCGGCAGAGAGCCTTAAAATCGTTCATCTGTCGGACATTCTCATAAAGATAATTATATGGACGGATGTTCTATTGTATTTCATGAAGTTCCTAAAGTAAATGATATAGTTAAGGAACTAGAATATAACAATGCTGCTAATTGTTATAGACTTGGAACTCTATTAAAGACTGATGGTTTTCTTCAGTTTTGTAGAGAAGATTCAGTTGCTAATACTGATAATCTTGAAAGTATTAATAAAAATACTCTTCGTAGACTTATTAAAGATTATCGTAATAGAAACTTCTTTAACGTTAATAATACTTCTAAAGTTAATGCTAATAGTGGAATGTATGCTTTTCGTAGTCAAGCTGCATTTGATGCTGCTACTCAATATTGTGCTGACATTATTAGTGCTATTGATTATAAGCTTACTACCGCTAATAATAAGCCTAAAGATAATTATATTACTAGTCTTATAGCTACTACTAAGAATGCTCTTAAAAAACAATTAATACTTAAAGCTAATCAATATGGCAGTTTTGATATAAATAATATCAGAGCTGCCTATTATGCTATTGAAGAGAATGGAACTGACCAAGAACGTAACTTTAAAGATATGGTTCAAAGTGCTCTTGGTGACCCAGATTTTTGGAATGATGTATTCTGTAATAGTAAGATAGCTTCTCTAGGACGTAATACTGATTTTGCAGATGAAGCTTTTAAATTAAGTCTTATGTCAGATAATACAGAAGATATTATATCTGACGCTGAGCAATCTGATGAAGTAGACCTTAGTACTAAACAATGGGATTTCGGTTCTAATATATCTAACTATACAGAACATATAAGTAATGATGTAAGACAATACTTTAATAGTTTACAAAGACTTAATAGTACACAAAAACATGAGAACGGAACTTATGATATAGACCGTAGTAATCCTCTTGGAGTTCCTACTTGTCATACATATCAAGAATGTACTATTGAACTATCTAACATTATAGCTAATCTTGGAGGATTTAAATCTATTAACGATTTTATTGATGCAATAGAAGCTGTTGCTAATAATAAAAAAGAATTTGCTTCTTTTATTAAGTTAGTAGATGATATGAAAGCTAAACCTGATTTTGCTAATAAGATATATACTGATTTAAATAAATTTGTTATTGATAAATTAGAAATAACTATTGATGGATTTGGTACTATTAAATCTATTCAAAGTAATACTTCTAATAATCCTGTACGTAAACTATACTTTAATTTTAGAAACGATTTAAAAGGTAGTTCTATACAAAATGATAATATTTATATAGAAGGATTGTTAGATGAGCTTGAAACTAAGATTAAGAAATTAGATACTGCCAATAACGTTCGTGGTATTAAAGGTGGACGTTCTACATCTAAAATTAAACAAGATGTTGCTATCGAATTTGATTCTTTAGTTAGAGAACTTAAAGATATATACAAAACATACTTCCCAAGTATGAACGATTTAGCGATAGATAATTATATTGAACGTCATAATAAAACTGTAGATACTCATAGAAAAGATAATTTATATAGATTATTAACTTATGCTCAAAAAGTAAATAGTGCTGCTAAGAAAAGTCTTGCTGAAAAAGAAAGTAGAGATTTAAAATATAGAGAAGTACAAATAGAAAACAAACGCAGATTAAATGCTTATCGTCAAGCACTTGCTGCACAAGTTCCAAACGCTAAATATGTAGAACTTGAACTTCCTAAATTTGATGGAGAATATCTTGTAGGTGCAGAAGAAGCATTAAGTAATATAGCATTAGCTATTGAACCATATACTTTGTCCAAAGCTGAACTTAACTCTAGAAATACAGCCGGTAATCTTAATAGTGATGTTATATATAATAACTTCATTACTAATATTGCTAAGATATGTGGAGATAGAGAAGTTCTTAATAATTGGGTTAAAGAAAAACTTCGTTCTACAGAATATGCTTATAGTAATATTCTTATTGATAATCCAGAACAAGGTATAGTAGGTTTATTTAGACGAAAACCTAATGGAGATTATGAACTTAGTCCTTATGCAGAAAAGATTATATCTCCTTATTTACTTAATGGAGTTAGTAATCAACAATCAGGAACTAATGCAGACTATACTAAAATGTCTGATGGAGATTATTATCTTGTAGGACTTTATGCTTATCATAAGAAACTTCAAACTTATAAGAAATATAATACTATAACAGCTAATGGACAAGAAATAGAAACTGCTCCATTTTTGATGAGAATACCGTCAGACGCTCCTAAGAACTTTGCAATAAGTATGCCTAAGTATCATGCTTATGATTTATGGCGATATGATACTAAAGCTATGAATGCTTACATAAAAGATAGAAAGAAAGAACTTATTAAAGTAGCTAATATAGATATTGCTAACGAACAACTTACTAAACTTAATGCACAAGCTGCTACAGTAGAAGAAGTTATCAATCTTGTTACTAATACTCCGGAAGTTATTAAAACAAGTCCGGGTAAACTTCTTAATATAAATGCAAAAGTAGGTACAGAACAAAGAATCGCTTATGTTATTAGTGACCCAAAAGATGGTTGGCAATATCATTATTTTAGTGGAATATTTACTGATGACGGTAAAGGGAATTACTATTTAACTAATCCTAAATATGATGGACAAGCTGCATTTAGTGATTATATACCGGCTTATGCAAATGAAATAGAATCTATTGCTAGAGAAGAATTTAAAATTAATCATCCAGAAGCTCGTTCTATAAATAAGAAGCATCCATTGTTTAATGGATTTATGAATATTGCTAAAGGAGAAATATTTGATTATTATAAAGCTCTTTATGATGTACAACATAACGATAAAGAACATCTTGTAGAATGGTTTCATTATAATCCTAAAAAAGGAGTTTATGATGGAAATAAACTAACAGGTAATGCTTTTAAATTTACTAAACTTGATAGTAGTGTTGGTTATAATATTGGTGAAGAGCTTGAGAGATTAGTGTCCTCCACATCCTCTACGGGGGAAATTAATCTATCAGGATATTCAGAATCGTCAAATGTGTCTGCTACTATCAGTTTTAGTGAAAGAGTTGAATCGGAACTTGAACAATTAGTTACTAAATGGATTGATACTTATCAAACTTATTTTGTTAATGAAACTCATAATAAGTTTGGTTCATTCCTTGAAGGTATTAGTGATAATGAAATTATAGAATACGGTCTTAATGCTTATATTCATTTTGCTAATTTTGATGATTTATTTGAAGGAAATAGTAAGTATTATAAAGACCCTCAAACATTTCTTAAACGAGCTAAAGAAAGTCAAGCTGGCGGAACAAGTTATTCTATAACTAATTATAAATCTACACAAGGAGTTGATAGTCCATTTACTCAATCAGTTAATGAGATAGCAGGTTCTCAACTTATGAATGGAGATAAAGTATTAACTTTACCCAATGGTAAACCTGTAACACTTAGAACTGGTTGGAATGCTGTTACTGTTAAGAATAGTATTAGACCTAGTACTAATCGTAATATGCTTTATGATAAACTTATAGCTGCTGGAACAGATAAAGTTAAAGCAGAAGAAATTGCTGAAGGTTTTGGTTATGTTCCTACTGAACGTGAAGGAGAAACTAGTGCTACAACTACTACTATTAATGATGCTCAATCTTATATTACAATATATGAAGCTGCTCGTCGATTGAAGATATTAGGAGAATATCCTAAATATGCTAGACTGATTGAACAGTTAACAGATAATACTACTGACGTTAATCAAATTAATCCTAATGAATTACAAGGATTTATACAAGTAATGAAGAACTTCTACTATGACCATTATTATAATAAACGTTTTGGTAGACATCTTCCACGTCAGATTAAAAATGCAGAGTTTGTTCTTGTACCTAAGTTCCTTGAAGGAACAAGTTTAGGAGAACTTGCTAATTTCATGATAGAAAATGATATTGACCAAGTTAATACTCAAGAAACAAGTAAAGCTGCTAACTATGACGTACTTACTTATTGGGATAATGAAGGAGTTGTAACTCCTGAAAATCTTGCTGTATTTAGAGAAAAAGCTAAAGAAGTTAAACAACCATTTAGTTATATGTATCTTTATAAACAACAAGATGTTCCACAACATATGGTTGATGCTCAGAACAAAGCAGGTATTCAAGTAATGAAAAAAATACTTGATAATAGTCAAGTTGCTGTTGCTAGTCATAAGAATAATTTTATTAGAGCTTATGTTGCTAATATTCGTGAAGACTTTAATAGTCTTATGGATAAGTATGGTATTAGGTTTGATAAGAACTATCATATTATAGGAGATAATAATGGTAAAGTTGATTATAATCGTATATATAAACTAGCATTAATAGAAGCTGCTCGTCTCGGACTTGATAGTAACACCATTGAATATCTTACTGTTAAGAACGAAGATGCAGGACCTGTTATGCCTAGTTATATGAATATAGTTTCAAGTAAGATTGAAAGTATTGCTCAAAGTCAATTTAATAAGTTTATTACAAGACAAAAACTTCCTGGATGGCATGGAGCACAGGTAACTAGTGTTGGTCTTGATGGACTTATTAAAAAGAGCAAACAACTTAAAGCTGGTGAAACTATTGAAACTGATACTGGCGAACGTGTTGAACTTAGTTATCATAAAGATGGTTCAGAAGTAGAAATACTTCTCCCTAAATGGGCAAAAGCTATGTTTAATCAATACGATGAAAATGGTAATCTTGTTAAAGAGATTCACATTGAAGATATTGATGAAGAAGTTCTTAAATGTATTGGTTATCGTATTCCGACAGAAGGTAAACAATCTATGGCTGTTATGAAAGTTGTAGGTTTTCTACCTGAATGGATGGGAAGTACTATTGTAGTTCCCGATGAATGGGTAACACAAACTGGTTCTGACTTTGACGTTGACTCTATTTATGGTATTGCTTATGAGACTTATCTTGGTAAAGATGGTCGTATTCATAAAGTAGAATATATTGATGGTGAAACTGATGAAGACGCCGTAAGTAGATATAAAGTTTGGCAAAGTGCTGGTAATACTCAAATGAAGTTTGAGGACTTCAAACAGATGTCAATAGAAGACCAAAATACAAGACGTGCTCGAAACAATCGTATAGTCGATAGTATGATTGCTATTATGAATGATAAATCAAGTCTCGAAGAGAATCTTGCTCGTAGTAATTTTGATGATATTACTGCTGCAAATAAAGCTCTTGATAAACTTGATGCTGTTGGTGCTAAACAAAGAAATGTTTATAATCTTTTTGACCAGATTCAATTCCATAGAAATGCTATGGGCGGTGCTACATTGAAAGCATTTAGTGTTGCTCGTGATACAGGTAACTCTGTATTCAATGTTGCTAAAGCTGAACTTAATGTTCCTATTAGAGTAAGATATGGTAATAGAGTTAATCTCGATATTGCTGGTCAGGCATTTCCTGTCAAAGATGGCATAGTTTATCATAACCGAATAGGAAATAGCAAGAACAATAAGAACGTAGTAGGTGATTATATTACAGTTGCAAGTTCTCATACTACTGCTCATATTCTTGATGCTATTAAAGAAGGAGCTATTAAAAATGAGAATGAATATACATTTGCTGCATTTAAAACTCTATTTGATATTGGTTGTGACGCTTATACAGCTATGGCTTGGCTTCGTCAACCAGGAGTTAGTAGAATAGTTGAAGCTTATTATGAATCTCAATCTGTATTTGTTCGTGGTAATTATAATCCTATTCATACAGCAATTAAACGTATAGCTCATGATTTAGGAGCTAAAGTACGCAATGAAGTAGTTACTGATAACAATAACATTACAGAAGTTATGACTGCTCTTCAACAACAATATGGAGAAGAGTTTGCTAAGATGTATCCTGATAGTACTATTAGTTTTGATAATAAAGATAATGCTTCTGTATTTACAATAGATGTTCCAACTATTGAAGAACGATTTGCGGCACAAAATAGTGGTGTATATGATGAAGCAAGTATGTTAATAGATTTAGCTGCTATACTTAACTTTAATTATATTAATGATTATAGTCGTATTATAGCTAATCATGTTAAAGTACTTAATCCTGATAAATTTGGAGCTAAACAAACTATATATAGTACACGTAAAGTAATTGATGATATAGGAACTATTGTTAATAGTGATGACGCTAATAGAATTAATGTAAATGGAGAACCATTATTAGAAGCTATTTATCCTGGTATTACTAAAGCTACTGAAACAGGAGTATTTATGCCAGAATTATATTTAGCAGAAACTGATAAATCTAGTGCTTATCCTGCATTAGATGCATTTATGAGATATAGTACAGTTCCTAGTATTCTTATTAATAAAGGTTTATTTGAAACTGAATCTCATAGTTTTGTTAATGCTATTAATAGTATTCAGAATTATATTAGTGGAAGCGTTAATGAGAAACTTTATAACGATTTTAAGAAGTATGTTCTTGAATATATGTATAAAGGATATTCTGAGGTTATAAGTTCTCCTATATATCTTGATAAAAATGGTAATATAGAAATAGATATTGATACTATTAATAGAACGTTGGAGCAGGGCTTTTCCCCCGTAGAGGATGAGACAAGGAGAATCTATGGATTTGGTTATGATATTAACTATAATGTTAATATAGATAATGTTGCGAATCCTACACAAGAAGAAGTTAATGCTTTCTCTGAACTTACTCCGGCTCAAAAGGTACACTTTGTACAAAGCCATTTACTTGGCTCACAACGAACTATCTTTTCTGAACTGAACGTCAACCTGTTTAACGGATTTGAGTTCCGCACACGTGGAATAAGTAGCCAAATAATTCGTTTTAATGACCAACAACAAGACATGGAAAGCATATATAAAATGTTCGATGCGGCATTCAATAATACTAATCCTATTATTAGACTGACTGCTATTGATATTATTAAATATGCTTTTGTTGTAGAAGGTTATCAGTTCCGTAGAGGAAATGTTAGTAAAGTTATTAAGAATAGTGCTCTTTATACTTCTCTTGAAGATGGAGGTACTGGAATTATTGATAGTATCAGATTTGGTGTTAGTTCTGTAAATGATAAAAACCTTGCTGCTAATAATATATATGAAGATTATATTCGTAGTCATTCTAATATACCACAAGTTCCTACTTATAGAATAAGATATAATAAGAATAAAGCTAGTCTTACATATCTTCCTAATAGTCAGAAGATGTATTATTTTAATCTTGGTACTGTTAAAGATACAGAACTCGCTAAAGAGATAGGACTAGTTAAAGATGTTACTGATAAACATGGTAGAACTAAAACAGTTCTTTCTACTAATTATATTAATATAGTTAATAAAAAAGTTTCTACTTTATATAGAGTTAGTTTATATGGAGAAGGTAATAATAAACAAGTATATCTTATTCCATTAAATAATCTTGAAGAGAATGAACATGGAGAATTTAGTTCTAATCCTATAAATAATAAATATCCTTCTAGTAGATATTATGAAGATATAATTAATCTTAGTCAAGAAAAACAAGCTCCATTCTCTCGTCTTGCAGAAGAAAAGAACGAATTGTTTACTAAGGAAGGAATAGAACCTTATAGATATAAAAAACCTACTGTTGATAAAGAAATAATAGTTCCTACTGATAGGAATTTTATTGCTACTATTGCTGAGCAAGATGCGTCAGTTAGAAACTTTATTCGTAGTATAAATGATAAGTTTGCTAATCCTGGTACTAAAGTATTTTGGGCTTGGAATGGAAGTCAAACTCTTAAACAAGCATTTGGCACTAAGAATATAGGAGCTGTTCAAACTATAATGGATAATGATGGTAATCTTAGAGATTATATTATAACTCGTAAACAAGTTAAACTTAATAAGAAAATATCTACTGATGAGCAACTTGAAGGATTAACTAACGCTAAACGTAATGGAGTACAATCTACTGATAATATTTATACTGTTGTTCCTTATATCAAAAGTGAAACGATTGAAGTAGAAAAAGACATAGAAGATGTAGAACACGCAAGTTCTATTGATATGGATATTGAAACTACTAATATATCTAAGCTTGGTAATTTGGCTCAACAATTTGTATTAGACCTTAAAACTAGAGCTAGAGTTAATTCTGATGAAAGTGCTTCTATTGCATATCAAGATATTCTTAATTATGGAGTAGAAGAACAACGTATTGCTAGTATAGAAGAACGTAAACAAGATACTATTAAACGTTCAGCAGAATTTTATATTACTAAAGCTCATGAACTTGAACGCAAACTTAATAATTTTATTATTGATGAAGAAGGTACAGTACATGATATAGTTTCAGATTATACTATTAATGCTATTGCCAATAATGAAGGATTACGTAATGAATATATAAGTTTAATATTACAAGCTAGTACATTTGGTAATTCATTTCCATTAATAAACGAAATAGCTACTGACAATGTAGATGACGCTACAAGACGTAATATTAAAGGTATTCAGGAAACTATTAATAATATTAAGAATAATCCTAAACTGAAACAAGGATTTGAAATTGTTGCAGAAAATATATTTAAACCTCTTAGTACTAACCCTAACTTTGATAAAGGACTTTCTGATATAACTAATTATATACTTAAAGATGCTAGTGTTCTTGATTGGTTATTCCAAGATGCTCAAGAACTTAGTTATCCTATTGTACAAATCATTCTTCGTGAAGCTAAAGCTAAGATTGACAAGCTCATGTTTGAAGGAGACGATTATGTAAAAAACTATAAGAAACAATTAGCTAATATTAAATCAGAAGCTGCTAAAGCTGGTAAAACGATTAATTGGAATAATGTTGTTAATCCTGTAACTGGTAAATTTGTTTCTAATCATACTTATAAATTTACACAAGATAAGAATGATTTAAATACTAAAGTAAAAGAAACTAAAGATAACTATGGTGAATTTAGCAAAGAATATCTAAGAGCTAAACATGAACGTGATTTATGGTATCTTGCTAATACTGAGCAAAAATATGTTTCAGAATATTATCAAAGAGTAACTGATAATGAAGCTTCTATGCTTACTGATTATAATATTGATTATTATATTAAGTATCTTAAACTAAATGATGAACGTAATAAGTTATTAAGAATATTCAAAGGTAATCGTACAGAAGAAGATAATGCTGCTATTAAGCGTTTAAATTCTGAAATTAGAGAAATGCAAGAAACTACTGATTTTAATACAGGAGAATGGAAACCTCAAGACGCTTATAATAGAGCTTCTAATCTTCGCAAATATGTAGATGAAGTTAGTAGAATTAAAAAAGCATTTTTTGAACGTAAAACTAGAGAAGGTTTTGAAGAAGATTTAAAACATTATCTTGGTATTATTAATAAGTATAAACATTTTGATAGTGCTGGACGACAAATAGAAAATGAAGATATATTATTACAAGTAGATGAATATGCTAATGCTGTTGAATGGTTGAACGAGAATACTTATTATAGAATTAATGAGAAACTTCAAACAGAAATTAATGAAGCTTTTGCTGCACTTAATGGAAATAAAGAAGAAAAGAATCCTCAATTCAAGAGTATAGTTCAACATACAGAAAATGCTTATGATAATTATGGAATTATTGATGGTCGCCAATTTAATAATAATCAAGTAAAAGCTATTAAAGAAGAACAAGAAGCTCAATATGCTAATCGTGCTAACGATGGAGAATCAGCAGAAGTTAAACTTCTTCGTAATAAAGCTCCTATAAGTCAAATATATAGTAAGAAGTTCTATGAAGGATTTAGTAGTGCTACAACTCCTAGTACAGTAGTTACTCAAACTCGTAATACTATTGTAAAAGAGATTAATGCGATTCTTAAAGATGCTCTTAATCCAAATACAGGTAAGATTAAACTATCTGATTTGACAATAGAACAAATAAGAGAACTTAGCGGACTTTATGATAGACTTGATGAAGTTAAACGTTTACATCGTAAAGATGAAAAAGTTAAGAAGTTCTTAAAAGAAGAAGTGTCATTCCATACTGATAAAGTTACTTATGCTATTGATGAAGATGCTGCTAAACAAAAAGGTAAAGAGTTCTTTGCTGCATGGAGAACAGTAGCTAATGCTAAGAATTATGATGAAAATGGAATCTTTATAGGATATACTAATGAACCTAATAGTGATATATTCGGTTATGTTACTCCTAAACTTGATGATAATGGTAATGTTATTAATAAAGATTATGTTGATGAAAAACGTTCTAAGGCTCTTAAGTTTTTAAATGAAAATATTGAATTTGTTCCTACAAGTTACTATTGGCAAGAACGTGAACAAGCTATTAAAGATGATAAACTTAAAGAATTTGAAGATAAAAATCATATCTTTAATCCTTTAAGTGGTAAAATGGAACCAATTCGCATTTGGACTACAATAAGAGTTAAAGACGAAACTAGTAATACTAGAAATTATGTAGCTTCATATAATAATACAAGAAGTAAACCGCTTCCTGAAACAGTTAATAATAATTATAACAGATATACTGATAATTATAATGGTAGTGCTAAATATTATAAAAATGATAATTCTAATGAATACGAAAAGAAGATAAGAAAGTTGATGCAAGATACTCTTTATGATTTAACTAAAGAAAATAATACTGCTATGTCATTCGTTGCTAAAGGGCTGTTCCCCCGTAGGAGAAGGACAGAATCAACGTTACCTAATACTGTTAAAGCTGCATTTAATGCTATTGGATTTGGACAAAGTTTAGACCCAGATAGACATATTAGTGACAATATTGGTTATGAATATGACCGAGAAACTAATATACCATTATTAACTCCGTTAAAAGATAAGACTTATAAACGGATAGAAGATATACCTGAACAAGGTCTTACTGAATCCGATGAAGATTATAAAGCTAGAGTTGATGATATTAAAAAACATAATGAAGAATCTGCTGAATATAATAGACAGCTTGATGTTAAATTGATGGATAAAGACTATGAATCAGTATTTGAAGAATTTATTAAAGGAGCTATTCAAGCTAATGCTAAAACGCAAACTAAACTAGACCTTTATTATCTTCTTGAATATATGAGAAGTCAAGCACAAGCTTATCGTCTTACAGGATTTAATAATCTAGCAGTTGATAAAAGAACTTCTACAGAAGATAGAAAAGTTTATAAGACTCAAGCTCCTAAAAGAGTTATTGATTTAATTGAAACTTGGTCTAAACGTTTCTTATTTGATGAATATAAAGGTAAGAATACATGGGATAAATTTGCTGCTGTTGGACAAAATATTGCTAGTGCTAAATATATGATGTTTAATATTACAGGAGGTATTGGTAATATATTAACCGGTTCTACTAATATATTCATGGAACGTTATGCAGGAGAATACTTCAATCATAAAGATTGGGAAAATGCTAAATTTGGATATTATATTAAAGCAGTTCCGCATTTCCTTGCTAACATGAATAAAGATACTAGCGATAATCTTACTGATGCAATAATTAAACTCATGGGAGTTGTAGATTATAATGGTATTCGTGAAACATCTAAATCTATTGATAGTATTGAGATAATCAATAAGATGAGAGATTTTGCATATAGTCCACAAAGTGCTGGTGAACATTTTATGCAAAATACTGCTATGCTTTCTATGATGCTTAGTAATAGAGTTTATAAGAATCAGAAAGGTGAAATTGTTATAGGAGATTTCCATAATTATAATCGTATGCTTGAAGAAGTTGCTCTTCGTAAAGTTATCGAAGGTAATACTGAACTTGAAGAACTTTATGCTAAATTCATTAATCGTATTAAAGAAGATAAGAATAGACTTAAAGATTATCTTTGGTTTAAGAAAGATGTAAATACAGAGTTCTTGCGTAGTCTTAGTGATAAAACTTATGGATTAAGATATGCTGAAGTAAGAAATGAACTTACTAAAGAAGCTAAGAAACAGTTTGAATCTGAACCTAGATTAATAGACCAATTTGAACTTCAAGACGGTTATGCTAAACTTAAAGACGATAGTCTTGTAGATTTAGGTAAACTTGCTAAATTCAAAGGTAAAGTCGTATCAGTTAATAAAAAGATTCATGGTGTATATGACAGATTAGGTGGTGCTCGTATAGAATCTACTTGGGTATTTGGTAGTCTACTTATGCAATATCATAAACATATTTATACAGGGGCTCTTAAGCATTTCCGTGTAAATGGTTATTATAATGAAAGTAGAGAAAGTATTGAACGTGGATTCTATGTTAGTCTTTGGGATTTTGCAACAACAGAATTTAGAGGACTTACTGATAGAGCTAAAACTAAAGCTAAAGAAGACGGCACTAATCTATTTATTGCTGGTGTACAACAAGTTTGTAGAGCATTTATTGATACTTTCTTAAACTACAAATTTAATTATGCTACAATGTCAAATGCTGAACGAGCTAATGTTCGTAGAGCTTTAGGAGAACTTACTGGTATTGCCTATGGTCTACTCGGTGGTATTGCTGCTAGTTGTGCATTACTTGCTGCTGATGATGACGATGAAACTGCTAAGATTATAGCTAATCTTGCTCTTTATCAAGCAGACCGTTTATCTTCTGAAACTATTATGTATAATATCGGTGCTGTATCAGAATTTGATAAACTTTGGTCAAGTCCTGTTGCTTTAGGTCAATCATTCAAAGATGTACAGTCTGCATTTGGATTTATTGCTAAGTATCTAATTGAAGGAGATGAATTTAATCCTAATTATACTACCGGTCTGTATAAAGGTGAGAATAAACTTGCCGTTTATGTTAAAAGACAAATTCCTATTTATCGTGGAATCAATCGTATAATGCAATTAGACCAAAATAATAAGTATTATAAACTGACTGAAAATATGCTTGGTATTATTCCTACTCAATCTATTGCTGAATGGATTGTTAATGGGAAATAAGATACAGGTCTAAGTGCGGATAAAAAAGAAGCCCGTAGAACTAGTAAGGAATCAACTATCCTACTAGCCTACGGGCTTTTCTATTACTAAACTATTGCTTTTTGGCGGTTTTATGGCTCGCCTTGCCATTTTCTTTATCGAACTGAACAACTATATTAATCAGACTAGAACGTCCAACAGAGAGCCTTATAATCGTTCCCAATTTGTCAATTTCTTTCCACAACGAGCACAAACATAATAACCACCTTCAACAACTCTTACATTTCCTCCTTTACCGCCTTTTCTTTTAAAACTTATAACACTATTTCCTACACGTCCTTTAGACTTACCTTTAACTCTAGTTCTAGGCTCAATCATAAAAACTCTATTATGAGCAAAGTATTTACATATTAGTCTTTTTAGCCACAATGACATCTTCTTTCTTTTCAATAAGACCATAATTTATAAGATGTTTAATAAAGTTTCTTAGTATTAAGAGCAAAATCATAGAAACAATCTTTCTCACGAACTACATTTCGTTTAGTATGAGGTTTTTTATCAAGCCCAATAGATACTTTATTTTCTATAACAGCAGGTTTAACTATTTTAGTAACTCTATTATAAGAAAACAAAGTAAGACCTAGTTTATTTCTTATACTACCAATGTATTTATATTTCACATCTTGTTTCTTTAGAAATTCTATCTGTTCTTTAGATAGATTATCTTTATTAATATTTGGTACTATATCCATAGCTGTATTTAATCTAAAAATGAATATTCATATTGACTAGAATTAGGGTCTTTAATAGTTCGTTCACAAGCTCTAAAAGCAGCACAACATAGAACGAATATAACAATCCCTATAATAAAACCTGGTAAACAACCAATACCTTCAGGTTCGTTAGGTACTTCACGATTAGGTTGACGACCTATATATTCTTGCGGATTATATTCATCGTAATCGTCGTGCATATCTTTGTAATCATCATAATATTTATCTTTCATATCTTTATCTATATTAATGGTTAGTGATATATCTCATTCATATCCTCTACGGGGGGCTGAGGTTGCGAAGCAACCGATTCTTAAATAATATCTTAATCGTCAATATCTACAATATCTGTAGATTCTTCTGACTTTAAGGTCGGCAACTACGTTGCCTCCGTGCCCCGTAAGGGAATGATGAGATGAAATAATTAAGCCTATCATTGCTAACAACGATAGGCTCATTCTGTATAACTTAACTATGAACGTTAGCTTGTTCTCGCTATATAATTATCTCTTCATTCTTTTTCAAGTTTATAAATAATATCTGTAATATAATTCTCAGGAAAAGTTCCTTTTAATCTAGTAATTTCCTTATTATCTTTTTCGATAATAGTAGTAGGAAATACTTCAACATTAAGTTCCACAAGTTTATTTGGTGGAAGATTAGCAATATTTACAATATTAATATTACAATCATCATTAACTTCTGCAACAGCATTACCTATAATACTAATCATCGTATGACAGGCTTCACAATTCTTTTTGGTATAGCAAGTGATTCTTATCATATTTCGACTATATTTTCAGTATCTTCAAAATTAGACATAAAACTTTGAACAGTTCTTCCATAAAATCCAGGTGAATTATCGGCATGAACATAGAATACTGCATCATACCAATAACCACTTTCGGGACATTTGATTTTACCAATCTCAACTACTTTATATTCATTCTTAGTTTGAGTATGAATATAAGTATGTTCAATAAGAGGTTTATCTTCAAGCATTATTTTGCAAAACGATTTTGTGTAGTTCCAGATACTTTAGCTGGCTCATCATCAGCTTGAGATTCTGTATTTTCAGTAGCAGTAGTTTCTTCTACTTTAGTTTCTCCTGTACCACCGGTAGAACCAAATCCTCCTTCTCCACGTTCAGTAGTTCCAAGTTCTTCAAGAGTTTCAACTTCTTCCCAAGTAATTTGTTCTCTACGACGAACAAGTAATTGACAAATACGGTCTCCTTCAAAATCGTCAGTCATAGCACGATAAGGAAATTCATAAACAGCTTTATCAAAATATTGTGAGCATTTGTCTAATGAATGATTCTTAACACCAAGCATAAAACGAACTGTATCTTTAAGTTCTTTAAATGCTGATAAAAGATATTTATTAGTACGTCCTTTAAATATGACAAGAAGTTCTCCACGATAACCCCAATCAAGAGTTCCAGGTGCATTAGGAACATAAAACTCTGTTTTAGTATTACTACTACGTGGACGAAGTTCCATTTCGTATTCATCAGGAAGAGCAAAATGTAATCCTGTATGAACTATATAACGGTCTTTATCAGAATCGTATTCAACAGATTTACAATAAATGTCACAACAAGCATCTCCTTCTTTACCATATTTAGGTAACGGAATACGTTTATCTTCACGCCATACTTTAACAGAAACATTATTAATGTCATTATCAAGTTGTTCAATAAGTTCATCAATAGTTTCAATAGTACCATTTTTAAAATCATACATAGCGTTTGCAATAGCTCTAGCTAAATTTCCCATCGTTATTTTCGTTTATAAGTTTTAAATAAATATTTAATCCAAGCATAATGTTTTCTATTCTTTAAATACTCCATATCTTCTTCATGATAATAAGCTTCTTGTTCAAAGCTAATATCTCTATAAGCATGACGGAATAGAATAATAGATTTAATCACATATTCAACAAGATATAATATATAGAATATAATATATAGCAATTCTTTTTGTTGAGCAGTATGAATAGATTCATGATTAATAGTTCTATCATCAATTCTAACTCCTTTTCTAGCAAAAAGTATTCCAAATAGGTTAATACATTTATAACCTTTAAACGGTATGATATTATTATATATTATCTTCATATTAACTAAATGTATCTGCTAAGGCAAAAGCAGTTTGAATTTTACGTGATTTATCTCCAAATATGAGACTATCAAATCTCTTTTCACCAACAGCATTATCAATATTGGAATAATATCCAGATATAGCATTAGCAGCTCCCCAAGCAGTTCCAATAATATCTTTTTGTCCAATACCTTCATTATAATAGTTCCAAGTAGAACTAATAACATTCAGTTTTCGCATAGATATTCCGGAATCTTCATAAGCCGCATTATTACGATAACAAAGTTCTTTATGAGAATGTCCTGTATTTAGTAGATTTTCTTCTTCCGTTTCACTTAGAACATTCTCACAAATATACTTCATAACGTCTTCATCAGTAACTTTAATATTAGCAAGTATAGTATATGCTTCTTCTAAATCTTTACGTTTAGTATCACAAATACCAAGTATTTCGTGAGCAATTTGTATATTAGAATGAACACTAGCAGTATGTCTAAAACTTACATAATTAGTAGCAGTACGAATAGCAGCATTTAGAGTATTTCTACATATAACTCTAATAGGTGTAAATAATATCTTAACTCCTCCTGTTCCATCATGACTATTAGTAAATACTAAATAGTTTTCAACAGGGTCTCCTTTAACTATTATATTAGAAGGAAGTTTAGCACTAACAAAAATACGCTCACCATTTCCAAAACTACCAGCAGTTTGCCATAAAGCTCTTCCGCTACCTATGGCATCATCAAAAAACTTAAACGCTTCTTTATTTTGAACAGGTGTATATTTTCCCTTAACAACTCCAAGAGGAATATTATAATCAGTACGATAGGTAGAATAAGCATTAGGACAAATTCTGAAAATATCTTTTCCATGTAAATGAGCATCAGAATCTTTTGTCTCTTTGATAACTTTATCCAAGTCTTCATCACTATTTATATTAACAGACATTTTACCATAAAGTTCGCATTTATCAACTTCCCAATCAAGATGTGCTTTAGCTATAACATCTTCTGAAGTTTTACAGTCAGTAACATCCGTTACTCCTTTATATCGCCAGGGGACTCCTTTAGCTACATAATAACTCATAACTATATCGTATTTAATAAGTCCTTAATAATATCAATAATTCTACCTCTATCATTAATTCCTCTAGTTTCTCTTATATATTTAATAATAGATTCTAGTTTATCTTCAACATCAAACATAACAATATCTTATTTAATAATCAAACTTTCATTGTAATCAAGATTAGCAAAAGAACTTTGAATACCGTCTTTAAGCATATTCTTAATTACAGTTTTATTAACATCAGGGACAACATTAGAAAGATGCTCTGTATCAAAGAATCCTTCGAGTAGTCTAAAATTAGACCTACCTAGTAAATCATATAAACTTATTGAAGTTTCAAACTTAACATTAATAAGCATAAGGTCTTCAACAACAAATAGTCTACCATATTCTTCCATCATACGTTCAGCACGTTCAGAATATTCTGCTTTAAATTTAGCATTAATAACATCAATAAATCCTTGCGGGTCAAGAGAATCAACATTAGTATCACTAATATCAAGCATATCATTATTATACAGTTCTCTAAATTGGTCAAATACCAAATCTTTAAACGTAAGAAGAATTTCTTCATCAATAAGTACAACTTCTGTTTTCTTAGTATAAAGTTTACTATCTACAAGATTAATAACTTTATTACCAGATTTACCTGTTTCGCCATAAGCAACAACAGCTTCATACATACTGTCTTTAAGACGTTTAGCATTATTTTCTTTAGTTTTACGAATAGCAGCAATACGAGCTTCTTCTTTTTTACAAGCATCAGCTTCTAAACTAATAGCTGTATAAGCTTTACGGTAACCATCAAGCTTTTGCTTTAGATTATCTTCTGTAATAGCAAGTTTAGCAAGAATCTCTTCTGTAACTTCACCACCAGCTTCTTCAATCTCAAAGAAAATATTTTCAAGTTCAGTACTAATAGCGAATAAACTTTGTCTTTTATTATTATCTTCCATATCTTTATTTTATTAAGTTCTATTATTAACTGTATATATATAAGATGTTTTAATCTTACCACAATTGGAACAGCGACTTATAATCGCTATTCCAATAACATGACCGTAAACATCTTTAATATCTTCTTGTTTAAGAACTTCACATTTATGAAGTCCAAAAGCGCAACGAGTATTTTGACTTACTTTCATTTCAATATCTCTACTAATTTAACATTACAATTTATACCGTCACATCTATATTCTTTTAGAGGACAACTAGAACCATTACAATCAAAATAATTAACTCTAACAACTTCTAATTTAAGTTTAACAGAACTTATATTATCATCAGTTTTAGTATTAAATATAAATTGATAACCTAATTCTTTTCCTTCGGTAATATCAACGTCTAATATATTTCTATCTTCTATGCTATATTCATCTAAAATCGTATCCATGTTCTTCAAGTTTATCTTTAATCATACCAGCAATAATTTTGGCATTTGGATGTGGAGCACCAGTCTTACCAAAATATCTTAAATCAATAATATGACGCCATTCTTTAGCTGAGTAGGTGTATACTATTTCAGTAGCTAAGTCAAGAGGTAGTTCTCCTCTTGCATCTTGAGGTTCCATTCCATCTGCAATTTGAGCAAGATAAGATTTGCAAGATTCATAGTTATCTAGAAGATAACGTTGAAGCATTGGTTGTTTATACTTATAAAGTACAACTTGACTATTATCATAAGGATGCCATTCTCCGTCATCGTTCTTAATATAATGACAATATCCTTCATAATCATACTTATAATAAGCAACTTCTTCTTGCATACAATCAAACCAATGTGGTTGACAAATAGCACATTCTCCTTCAAATCTACCACGAGAATAATTACAATAACGAGTAGATTGTTCAGCAATGTTATTAGGACTAACACGATTTAATTCACGAGACGTACTAACTTGTGTAATAATATTGAAAGTATATCTCATAAGATTATGTTCTATTTCAGTTTCAGCAAAATATTCTCTATCAACTTTATATTCATTTAGAATAGTAGCAGTCGCAGGATGGTCTATAAGAAATTGACCATTAGTAGCAACATAAAGTTTATCTTTACAATTTTCAAATTCTATATAAGGACATTCTTTAAAATTATCAATAATATGTTTAGCAGCAGAAGTAAATTTACTCATTATATAATAATAAGAATAGTGTCTAAACATACTAAGATGATTAGATTCTTTCAAATCATTACAAAGTAATTCATCATTTCTTCCAGTTTTAAGAGCATAACAAACTCTTGCACATCTAGCAACGTGACTAATATTATCTTTAGGAATCCATTCCTCTACTTTCGGTCTTACTATTTTCATATTCGTAATTTTTATATCTAGCTAATTGAGCCGCTTCAATAAAAGTTCTAGCTTTACGTTTACCAACAATAACTTTAAATACTCCTAATGGAGGATATTCATCTTTAACTATAAATTTACCATCATAATAAGCATTAATAACTTCACGTATTCTAGTTTTAGTTACTACATAATGAGCTAATATAGTTTCAGGATGTGTAACACTTTTAATAGGCGGACGTATAACAACATATTCCATATATTACTTTGGGTCGTTCCCCCGTAGGGGATATGAAGATTGATTTATCTTATCTAATACCGCTAATACTTGATGGAACAACTTGAACTTATTGCCATCATTATCAATAACAAAATCTGGATTAATACCTTCAAGAGATTCACTAATATGAATAGAACCTTTAGGTTTAATTTCATCATTATTAGGTCTTTTAATTTCAATAACAAATCCTCCTTTTTGTCTTCTTATAGCGTCACATTCATTAGCAAACCTTACATCGGCTATAGCACAAAATCCAAATCTATTACGTATTTTATTAGCATTAGACATAGTAGCATTAATCCAACAATTGTCTCCTAATTGATTTCTACCAAGTTCTGTTCCAACATATTGCAACATAGTTCTAAGACTAATAGCAACTTTATTATTATAACCTTTAAGTAGAGAAGCAATAGAAGTGGTACTTAATATAGCATGATTAGCAATTATATAATCGTTTGGTACTTTATTAAGTTTAACAAATATACCACTATCCATAAGATAAGATGATTGTTCTTTATAAACAATACTATCAAAATAATCTCTATTAATAAGAAATACTCTAGAACAAATATCTTTTATAAAATCAGCAAAATGTATAACAGCGCCAATTTCTCTAGTAATTCCTGGTTTATCATATCTTATACTCCAATTCCTATAATCGGCTCTAAATAGTCCTTCTCGTATAATATATGCAATCATACCAGCAACTGTATCTTTACCAGATTTAGCTTTACCTGCTATACCAATAATAGGTCTAATATCTTTAATCATATCTAATAGGTTTAATTGCATTCGCAAATGTACCAATAATAACAATATACCAAATTATATAATAATATATTTTTTGACTTATTTTAAGGCTCACCATTGAACGCAAATTAGAATCTTAACAAGACATTGGTTGATAGGGCTGAATGCCATGACGGGCAAAAGAATGGCATCTACGGGCACATCGTAGTACATTTTGTCATCATGAAACAAGAAAGCGGAAGCAGCCATAGACATCAAAATCTACAACTACTTCCGCAACTCAATCACTAACCAACATCTATATATTAAATCCTATAAGCAACAAATTCATCATTCATACTATCTAATACAAACTGAATATTAGAATCTCTACTATATACTGTTTGCAAATATTCTCTATGAGCAACAGGTCTTATTTTAAGTCTACCATAATTATCAACTTTACATTGACGACAATTACTATCAATCTTTTCTCTACTAAGTATAATAATTAATTTACGACCTTCAGTAGGACTATAATAATCAGCTTCAAGATAATATTTATTATCAAATAGAGATTTATCTCTAATATAAATAACATTATCTTTAACAACATAATACGGTTTATCTTTATCAACCGTAGTATTAATAATATTATATATTAATCTAACATTATTCATCAAGTATTATTTGAGTTTTCTTTATATGAAAGGGTACTTTTTCAACACCACTACGTTCTCCAAATTCAACAAATAGATGTTTTCCAATATAAAGATGTTTATCTCTTAATATCATTTGTTGATATTCATGAGTAGCACTAAGTCTTGTTTCAAATTTAGCAGTATTTACATCATTCTGACAAAGAATAATAGGTAATTCTCTCTTAGCTTCTTTATAAATATCTACTATAACAAACTTACCATCAGTAGCAGATTTAAACTTCTCCATATAACCGACACGTCTACGACCATATTGATAATCAGCAGAAGGATTACGAAGAATAAGTCCTTCAAACCCAAGACCAATAAACTCATCTCTATATTTTAAAGCTTCATTATCGTTTGTTATAAAAATAGAAGGTAGACGTATAAGACGTTTGTCATTATTAAGATGTTCTTTATAATCATGAAAATTAGTTATTCTATTATCAAGATATTTATCAATAAGAACAAGTCTATTACTTTGACTCATCTCTGGCACAGCTAAATCGTAACACCAAAATTGAAGAGCTTTATTTTCAACACAATTAGCGTCTTTAACAAAATGATTAATTTGATTTACAGTATATCCCGGAAGATAAATCTCACCATCAAGCGACCATTGTTCTTCAATCATAGCTGTAATTAAATCTTCAGGAAGGACGGTAAGAAGATATTCTTCAAGATTACTAAGAGTGCTCCAATAAATACCTTCACGAGATTGAAATCTAAGTTTTATAGGCTTAAACATATCTCCATTGTTATATTCAGCACTAATAAAACATCTAAGACCATTAATCTTATATTGTCCAATCATAACAGGAACTTTATCCCATACTTTACCTGTATAAGATTTGGCAAGCATTGGTAATAGTCCACCATTATTTTCATTAGTACGATATTTTGGTAGATAAGCGGCAAGATATTGATAGAGATTATTTATGTCTCCATCCTCTACGGGGGAACGAGAAATATCACCATCGTCTTTAATGTCTTCAATAGACATATATCCTGTCTTACGTTTATCTCTATATCTACTTTCAAGTTCAGCAGTGGCATTCTTTTGAGTAACTTTATAAGCTTCAAATCTACTAGCTTTACCGACAATTCCATATTCAACTTCAATAATTAAACCATTATCGGTAATTCCAGCTCTCCACCGTGTAGGAACTTCATTATTATTCTTTCTATATAACCATTGTTCCATTTAGTTTTTAGCTTTAAAATTTCCAAATGCAAATGTAACAGCTTTATTACTAAGTATTCTAGCCTTACGTTCGGCAACAGTTTCTTTTTTAGGTTTAGCTTTAACGGCTTTTTTCCCTACTTTAAGAGCGTCACCATCAAACATAGATAGAACATTATCAACTCGTACTTTACGAGCGCTACTACGAACTTTCTTACTATAAACAACAGGAGGGTTTTCAAGTTCATATAATTCATTCTTCTTTAGAACCTCTCCATATTGTTCCATAACTTTAGCATATTCTTCATTAGTCATTCCATTATCCATAGCTTTATTTAGAAGATAAGCAAATTCTGCATCACTTCTTTGCCAAACATAGCTATTAGTTTGACGAGGTCGACTACCATCAGGAAGAACTAAAGTAGCATCAAGTTCTTTTAGCACAACTTGTATAGCTTTGTCTATTCCACCATATTGTTTAATATGTGCTTCAACAAATCGTATATCTTGCGCGTCAAGTGTTACCATTATAATGATGATTTGCTACATTGGAAAATTACAATACGTTCCGGTTTACCAATCAAACAATGATTGTATTTAAACCATTCAACAACGTCCCAAGTAGGTTTATATTTAATAGCACCGTCATGATGTGCAACACCTTCTAAATAATCAAATCCAGACGGGACTATATTTCCTTTATCAGAATCATCTAATAAATTAAATTTCTTAATAATTCCTATATCGTCAGGATTTGTAACATCAACAGCTCCATAAATATAAATAAATTTTCTACTTATAGAAGCTCCATTAGGTAAAACAGTCTTTTCGTCTGTATCAAGTTCATGCTCTATTTCTTTAGTAATAGGACGCATAACTACATACTTATAACCTGTAACACCTTTAGAACGGGACAGAATAGCTTTCTCCCGTATCCCAAGAAAATTCGTTTTCTGCATAATTATCTGCTATATAGTTATATGATAGATTAATAAGTTCTTTTATAGTTTCGATTGAATATTTACTACGTAATTCAGCAAAGTCTTTAACTTCATATTCTCTAGGAATACATAACGGTATTATATTATAATTATTTCTTAGCCAAATAGCTTCACGATATCCCGTATTATCATTATCCATTAAAGACAATATAAGTCCATTAGGACATTTTGCTCGTAACCAATCGTATTCATTTTGTTTAAGTTTATATGATTCATGAGGTATATTAACAAGACCTATGGTTCGCAGGGCTGTTCCCCCGTAGGAGATGGATAAGTCTATTGCATCTAAATACGCTCTAAGACTTATTCTATCTTTAGTACTTTTAGTTATAATAATAGAATCATATTCACTAAGTTCGAGATTGAGTAGTCCTTCTAAACAATTACTATTAGTAATAAATCTAACAGTTCCATGTTTTCTATTAGGAAAGTACAGTTTAATATTATATACTCCTCGTTTATCTTGTCCTAGCATATAAGCATAACATACATCCTTTCTATCATTCTCATAATAATATTTAGGTTCAGGATTAACTTTTCTATTAATATAAAAGTAATCAACAGGATAAACAAAGTTAGTATTAAGATAACTAATAGGGACATGAAATTTTCCCCAATAATTCTTATCATAATTATTCCATTGTCTAGGAACAAATTCTATAATAGGTTTTCTATTTCTAGCAGCATTAACTCCTTCGGCTATTATTCCTTCGATATTTTCGTCTTTATCCTTACCATATATTATATTTCTAAAAGTATATGCAATATGTTTAAGAACAAATATAAACCAGCCTTTATTAGATATATCAACGTTTTTATGAATAATCTCGCTGATAACTAATGCAGCAGCATCAAAACAATCTCCATGAAAATAACCAGCAAAATCTTTAGCTTTTAACTTACCACGATTGTCATATTTAAAACCGAAACTAGGATGTTCATCAACACGAAAAGGACTTGATATAAATTCTCCGGTATTAATACAGTGTTCTATTATTTCTGTATCTACACCTGTATAAGCACTAAAAATGCTTACTTGACTTATTTTAGAAAGTATAAATTCTTTAGTAAGATTACCGTTAGTTACAGTTCTTCTCATATTGGTTTTAACATCTTAAACGTGGATAATAAAAAAGGAGTAAGACACCAAATATAGTATCTTACTCCTTTATATCCAACTATTTAACTAACTTTTCTTAGAACGGTAGGTCGTCAGCAGGATTTCCACCAGCAGCAAAAGGTGAAGCTGCAAAGTCAGTCGGTGCAGTTCCAGGCATTGCTCCTCCCATTTGAACTCCTGGCATAGCTCCACCCATCATAGGTGCAGCAGCAGGCATAGCAGGTGCAGCAGCTTTTGTTTCACGATATACAATAGATTCTTTAGCTGGGTCTACTTTCAACATCGGAGCAACATTCTGTTTATAAAGTTCAATACAACCTTCTCCAACAAAGTTAGTAAATCCTAAATCACCCATTGTAGATTTACCACGAACAACAGGCTGCCAAGCATTCTTAACTTTAGTAAAGCGAAGAAGCTTAATCCAAACCGGAAGGATTCCTCCTGTTGCACTCTTATAAACAGGTTTACCGTCATTGTTCATCATCTTAATGAAGTTCTCGAACATAGACTTCCAACCATCTACAACAACTTGCGGTTCAACAGGAACATAATTTCCTTCATCGTCACTATCTTCAAAAGGCAAACACAAAGCGTCTTCTTCTTCCTCAGTCATAGGACGACCTTTAAGGATATATACGTCCATAAGATGTTTCATCCAACCAAGAACAGAATCAACTTTCCAAGCTTCTGCACCGCCAACAATAGTAAGAGCATTACTTTCAGCTGGCATCATACGATGAGTAACATAACGACGAACAGATTCATTTTCATCATTACTTGCAAATGTTACAGTAAGAATAGGAATAGCCAAACCAGCAAATGATTGCAAACCTTGAACTTCTTCTCCAAGAGTTACCCATTTAATTTCTAGATTGTCAAGATGTCCAATGAACAAACCATTAGGTTTAGCATCTCTACGTTCGTCAAACTTTAAACGAGAAGCAGCACGAGTATCATTACTAATACCTCTACGCTTTTTCTTAGGTTGAGCTTCTTCTTGTTTGGCACTTACAGGTTTTCCTGCATTAACTTTCTCTTGTTCTTCTTTAGTTTGAGTACTCATTTCAACTAAATTTAAAAGATTAATAAAATATATAGATAAAAAGAGAGCCGCACTTAGATTAACTCCATGTACGGCTCTACATTATTAAATGAAAAAAGGATGTCTAATAACGGACGAGTTATTCAGCAGCTTGTTCAGCCTTCTTTTCACCAACACGAGCAGGTTTCTCTTCACGAGATTCACCAAGTACAGCAACTTTAACAGCTACATTTTCATAACCATTGAAGATTTCTGCATCAGCAAGTTCTTCCGGATTTACAGAGAATACCAAGTTCATAGTCTTAGCACGGTCTCCCATGTGAGCCTTCAACTGCATCCAAACGTTAGAGTCAGTAAATGTCAATGAAACTCCTGTACCAGTAGTTCCGGCAGGATTTGCAGATTTACTTCCTTTACGTTTCGGAATTTCATCACCTTGAATAGCTTCCATAAGAACAGCTTTCAGTTCTTCTTCTGTAGCTCCTTCACGGTTCAAAGCGGCAACCAATTCTTCATTCTGTGAATTACGGGCAGATTCCAAGCAATCTTCGAAATGTGCTTCTACATATTTCATCTTGTCATCTTTCGTCATACGTTCACGAGTAGTTTTCGGATTACCTTTTGCATCAAATTCCTGGATACCTTTGGCAACACCCCACATATCAAATTCTCTGTGAATAGCGATAGCGGCTTCCGGAGAATCAATATCAAGACCGTTTTCAGTACAGAACTCAACAAGTTCAGGAACTTTGTTACGAATAGCTTCTGCTACATTGTCAGCAGTAGTCACAAACATAATGTTGTCACCGGCTTGCAAACCAAGTGCTTTAGAAACAGGAGGTGTAATACGGAAACCGCCCAATGCAGCATTTGCTACAAGTTCTGGTTCATAACTTACATTTCTCTGACCTGCATTAACTGCACTAAAACCGAATGACATTTTTCCAAAAGTTTTCATAAGACTTTTATGTATTAAATTGTTTATAAATATGAGCTTTAACAGCTCGTTAATTTCACTTTACTTCTTGAGCTTCAATATCAATAATATCTGCATCGTTAAGCTCTGCACCAGCAACTATTTTAAGTTCGGTAGTTTCATATACACCAAACAGAATATCGCTAGCTATATCACGAGCAGCATAAGTAAATGCTCTATGACTGATAAGTATTCGAGGATACTTTTTATATGTATCTTTCTCAAACATTTCAGCAGCTTGGGCTTCACTAAAACTAAATTTACCAATAGAATGAACTTCCTTACCACGAACTACACGACAAATATCGTATTCAGTTACATAATCAACAGGTTGATTAGGTATTCGATAAACAGGAACAAGACCTTGTTTAGCAAGTTCTTGAGCATGAGCAGGATTCATAGCAATAGATAGTTTATTATTCCATTGATAACTCTTATATATATTGCCATTAAAATCTTTAAAATAAAGAGTAGGATAAACATAAACTGTATCATCATCTTTATTCTCTGCTTGTTTCTTTTCTGCTTCTTTACGATTATTGCATTTAATACAATAGTCAGGAAGTTTATCTTCAACATAAACGTTAAAACCATCTGTATATTCATACAGAGGACTATAATCTTTTGTACATTCCCATGTTAGTCCTGCCTTTGATAATAACGATTTAATAACATGAATATCAATTCCTGTTTTACCGTTTATAACGTGGATATGTTCAAGGCAAGTACTAAATGGAAGATTAAGGTCTTGCGCTCTCATCAGAACAGCCAAACCATCTTCTACACTAGCAATACCACCTTTCTTACTACGCATTATCTGTAACATAAACACTTTAGCATTCTCTAATTGAGCTGGGTCTAAAAGGTTTATACTATTCAATGCGTGAACTACATTTCCAACAGGTTGAGTATTCACATCTTTACTTGTTGCTACAACGGAATGTTCTTTTGTAGCAACTTCTTTCTTTTGTTCTTCTACTTTCTCGTCCATTAATTCAAAGACCGTTTGTTTTAACACCACAAATATAAATCTCTTTTCGTTATCCGCAAACAATTCCACAATTATTTTCATCAAAATTTGTATCTTGACTTAGTGTGGTTGTCACATCGGTATAGTGATTCGGCGTTAGCTGCGTTAACTTAGTTTCCTCGACAGTTCCCTGCATGAATACCTTATATATAATATGTGGTGTGGAGTTAAACATAACCTTATTAAAACGGTATTTAAGAGCTGCAACTTCATCGCATAGAGGACTAGTAATTATCCACATATCAACATTGATTTTAAGCTCGTCTGACGAACTATTTTTGATGGATAATACTCTTAATCGTCCTTCTTGAAATAATCGCTCGTTGAGGCTAGAAATAGCCTTAGATTTGATGTATCTAGGCTTGCCTTTGGAGCTACCGCTCTTATAAGCGACCGGAATACCGTTTTCGTCTAATAGAAGTTTTGGTTCAATACAATCATGATAATCTCCAACAGCAACTCCATATTCTTCTAAATATTTAGTTACTTTAGCAGCATAGTCTCCTCTTTTAGATATAATCATTATTTGTTTATCAGGATTTCCAAGAACAAGACTTAATATCATAGGCAGTTTTGCATCACTATCAGTAAGGAGATTACTTCTATTACGCATTATCTCATAACAAGTAGTAGCTTTATCTAATAGAATATTAGGATTATAACATTCATCAACTTGTCTATTAAATTCTATGGTCATATCTAATTCGGGAGACCAACCATTTTCTAAAGCTAACTGATTACGAAATTCTGTACCACTAATACCAGCTTTAGTATCTCCAATTCTAGCTTTAGTGATATTATCAAAATCTCCAAATATATTCATACACTGAGTTATAAAATCAGTGTATTTATCATATAGTTCTTTGTCAGCAGTAGGTAATATACAACCTACTCTTCTCTCCTCTACGGGGGAACTTAAATTAACAGCATTTAAATCATTAGCACTAAGTTCTGTATTTACAGCAGGATAATGTTTATATATTTCTGCTAAATCATCAGTTTTAATAACATCTTTAGTTATAATAAACAGATGAAAATCAGAAGTAGTTCCTACACAATTAACATACAGACTATAACGCTCAAGACCAACAAAAATAGCAAGATTATATGTATATCTATACTTAGCATTAATATAAGTTTCACTTAATATAGTAATATGGTCTTGATTTATATCATTTTCTTTAAGAGCATCAACAATATTTTTTCTAGTATAATAACTATCAACGGCTATAAATACTTTTAGGTCAGGATTCTTAGCTTGCATCCGTTTAAGAATAACCAATATAAGTTTGGTATATTCCATAGGTTTAATGCAATGTACAGTTCCATGTCCTTTATTATTAATACCCCATTTATCAGCTAATTTATCATACATCAAATCCAGTGTCTTCATAATCATCTAATTCAATATTATCTTCTTCGACATCTTCAAATGCGGAATCGTCAAAAAGACTATTAAATTGTCCATAGGCTTTCTTAATACGAGTACGTCCTTTACCTTTAGGACTAATTCCTAATTTAATAGGATTAATAATCTTCATCGCTTCTTCATAATAATACTTATAATTTATGTTCCGCAATGAAATGTCCATATCATCAAGAGTATTAATAACAGTAACAACTGAACCAGCAGCCATACGAGAACGAGATGCAGTATCATTATGAACTTTCTCAACTATACAACCTGTATTAGATACATAAAATCTAACATATCTTTGACATACAACTCTTTGAACTTGCTGATTATTAACAAACGTTTGTTCTACATGAAATTGTCGTCCAACGTTTTGAGTTTTACAAAAGTCAAGAATATTAGTAGCATCACGTAATGTTTCCATTACAGGTTTATGTTCAAGAAAATAATTACTAACTGCTTGTGCAACAATAGGCATATCATAACCTTTTTGTAAGTCAACAGCATACATAAGAGGATTTAACGCTCCTTTGTATTCAAGTTTCAATCCTTTTTTAGTACGAAATTGGGCAATATAATTATTTACATCTCTCGCTATAAGACAATGAACAATATCTGCATCAGCTTTCAACTTAGACCTTTGTTCCCATCTACTAGCAATTTCGTTAAATGTATCCCATTGACTATCTTTAATCTTAACCATAAGACCATCAGTATTAGCACTAACAACTTTTATATTGTTCTGTACTAATTCCTCTATCAACATTAAGATTAATAATTGTCCATTTATCGTTACTTTCAATACAGCTAATCTGTCATACAAATCTCCTTTTTCAAATCCAAGCTTGCCGTATATAGAATTTATCACAATCTTTAGCACTAACGCTAGAACTTCTCTAGGAACTCCATCTATAATTTCTTCTAAACTATGCTTAACAGTAACTCGCGTATCTTTCATCCACGTTATCAACCCAACGAATACAGATTTAATCATATGTTCTGGATATATCCAATAAGAACTCATAATTGACGGATACATCGAATTACGCTATATCTTATATCTTTCAATATAAGGCTGACTATATCTTAAATTTATTTCTACCTTTTGCATATCCATCAAGAACAATATTTCCATTATCGTCTACATATCTCCAATTATATCCATAAGCTCTAGGTTTACTACCATTACAACATGAAAGAACTACAGAACGAGTATATCCTAAAACTTTACAAATTTCTCTAACAGATTCCCATACTTTAATTACATCCATATTCATGTCATATTGAGCAATTTTATTAGTTTTAAGTTTTCTCATTTTTTCTCTATATTCTTTTGTTTTATGGGTTTCTTTAGAACCGTTAGCTAATTGTTGTCTATATTCTTCTTTAATCCAATATCCGGAAATTTTTTCATTATATAAATTATCTACTCCTATAGAAATTTGAAGATTTCTTTCTTCTTCTAAAAGATTAATATCTTGATTAGAATTATAAATAATAACTTCAAAATCATCAAAGCCATATTCGTTAAAATCTTTTTGAAGTTGTTTAGCTCTATGTCTATTATGATATAGTTCATTAAAATGCTTTAATAAACGTCTCTGTATATGACTTGTAGCACCTATATATTGCTTAGAAGTACTTTTACATTTAATTCCATAAACAGCTTTATCATTACCATAAATACTAAAAGTTCCGTAAGGAACATGATGATTTCCACGAATAAGTCCATAGACTTCTTTCTTAGATTTTTTCTTAATTTTAAATGTAACCATATCTTTATTATTTTGATTTAGAAAATAAAGATAGTATCTAAAATTAAACAATGCAAAAGTTTTAATAAATTTTCCCCCGTTTCCAATTTCGTAAAATTGTACTCTCTTTCGAGATAGTCGATGAACTTTACTCTTATATAGTAAATGAACTATACTTAGAGTCTTAGCTGCTGATTGTCACATATTAATAGTTTCTCTAGCATTCGCATTTAGATTTTCATCTTATGTTGTAGCACTATTAACTTCGCGAGTTTCCAGCAATTAAAGGGATATTTATGGGGCACTATTTCTCTGTTAATGTCCCAGTGTACTAAAGTAAACGGTTCTGCTTTTTGAAGTTCCCCCGTAGGGGATGGACAAGGTATAATACCATGACATCCATAATCACTAGTACTCCATATTTCCATAGGAATATCTTGACTATGAAGTCCGCCAGTTCCCATACTATAAGTAGTTCCTCCAATAGTTAGAATCTCGTTAAATTCTTCTTTATTAACTCTATAAAGAACCTTCTTTTTAATTCTATCAAGAAAACTTTTAAGTTCAGCCGTTTTAAATTCTACATTATCAAATATAACACGACTAAGTTTCATAGCTGTTCTTTCAGTCTTTTTACCTTTCCATTTTTCAGGTGGTAGACCGCTTCGTTCTGAATAGAATTTCTCAAATAGTTTATCAGCCATATTACTACGACTACTATTAAGAAGGTCAACTTTATATACGCTACTAACAGAATATCTGGATTTAATTTCTTCCGGATTAAGACGAACAATTTCGCATACAATAAATACATCATTTTTATTATAATGCATCATAGGTGGAATATATTCATCTAATATATATCTATCCCACTTGTTAACAAGTTTATTAACTTTGTCAGGAGGTAGTCCTTTATATAATAGATTATCATAATAAAGTTCTACATCTTTGTCACAAATAGGAGGAAGTTCATATTCTAGTAATTCAAACCATTGAAGATTTATAGAAGTTTGTTTAAGACCTTTAGGAGTAGCTTTTCGTTCTCCTGTATCTTTATCAATTCTAACACCAGCTTTATTAAGAGCGAATATTCGCATAACATCAATATCAATATAAGGAAGTTTAAAACGTTTAACAGTATTAATTTGAAAATCATTATATAATTGTTCCTTATCTTCTTGTAGAGAAATAATCTTTTTACTAAGATTATAAAGATACTTTATTAAATCTTTAGTACTATCATAATGATTAACGTTCATAAGAAACCCAGCTATCATAAGATTATCATAACTAAGTCCATTATAAGTATAAACATTAACTCCTGCATTACGCATTGCATTAAGATAACCAACTAAACTTAATAACTGATTATCATCTTTATCTGTAATATAAAAACAATCACATTTAACAGTATCAAGTCTACGTTTAATTTCAGCAACAGTTAGTTTCTGAACCAACGGTATAGGTTTTCCTTTATCATTAACACAATCTGCAAATATTCTTAGATAATCATTAAGACTAATAAAAGTAACACTAAAGAAATTGGGAAGTACTTCAACATCCGCAGCTCTACAATCAATCACTTCTTATATATTTCATATATTATAAGCACTAAGTTCTTTGACAAGTAAGTCTTTTAATACTTTGTATTTATCAGCATTATAATGCTTTATTCCAAGAGAGCCATATAAATGTATGGAACGAACGACACCATAAATATTAACTTTATGATGAGCAAAATCAGGTTTATCTCTAAAGAAAAGTTTATAAGCATCTCCAAAAACTATTGTATGTTCATAAGGAGTATTAACCCAATCTTTAAAGAATAAATGACTACATTTTACAACTGCATCATCCCAACAATTATATTTAGAACTAGTATTACATCTAACAGCATAAGTAAGATAACATTCTTCTTCAAAGTTTTTTCCAGTAGCAAGACTATATATTTCTTTTAAGTCTTTAATTGCTTCTTCATCATAACGTGGAAACACGTATAAAACTTTAGAACAAATATTACCTATATTATCAGATATAACCTCATTTTCGTTTAGAAGTCTTGCTGGACAATTTTCGCACGTTTTGTTCATTTATAATAATGTTAGTATGATGTACATAATAAAACAAATAATTTTCTATTTTATATTTCTTATAAATAAGAACATCTTCTCCATCATTAAAAAATGACCATCCAAATGTGCCATTAAGTCTAACAATAACTAGACCATTTCTAGTATTATATCCTACAACACGACCTTTTTCTCTATTGCCGTTTGGTATTATAAATTCACAAGATTTACCTTTATATTTAATAGCAAATTTACGAGCTTCATCTTTATCTTCCATAACACAAAAACAATTCTGTTGACGGTCTACTACAAGCAACATATAATCTACGTAGAAGTTCATCTTGATTAGTATATGGATGTCCATACTTATCATATACCATATCATTAACATCTACAAAGACTGTATTATAAGTAGAACCTTGTGCTCTATGAGAAGTTATAGCAAATCCGTAATCTATGTCTCTACTAAAAACTACTTTACCGTAAGAGTTAAGAATATTATTAGCTAACAGATATTTTCTTTTAAACTTAAAATATTCTCTCCACTTACTAGCTCTAGTTCCACCTGTTGCAGCTTTCGCATCAGCAATTAAACTATTAAGTTTATTAAAATAAGATTGAATAGTGAATTTATCATTATGGTCAATAATACATAGAGGTTGTGTAATTTTACCTCCATTAATAGCTTGAAATTTAACCATGAAACATTTGAAGTCATGAATCGGGTCTTGAAAATCAGCTATATCATATATAATATATTCATCACTATTCTGTATAATAGTATCATTAAAATCATCAACAATAGTAGAATATGACATTATTAAGTCATTTCTAGTAATAATACTTTTCTCAGCTCCTTTAACAATGGCTTTACGAATATAATTATTCCAAGTTGTAACTTTAGCATTAGTATATGCAATAACTTTATACTTATTTACATTCCTAGAATATTCTTCATCAGTAAATGCTTGTTCTATATGATAATCAAATTCGGAAGGACTACAAACAGTATATCCACATCCAAATTCATTATAAGCACTTTTATGTTTAGGATTGCTTATATAATAAAGCATATCATAACGTTTATTAGCAATATCTGACCTAAGTAGTTCAAGAAGATGACTAATAGGATTATTGTCTCCTTGTCTTACAACTTCCCTCAATACATTAGTCTTAGTAGCAATAGTAAATGCTCTACTAGTTTTCTCATTAACAGGCGGAAGCTGACTTCCATCTCCTACATAAATAATCTTTATTTGTCTTTTACGACAGAAGTTATTAATGTAAGTCACTAGTTTAGCATTGAGCATAGAAGCTTCATCTATAATAAGAAGTCTAACTTCTTTCTCTAATAGTTTTACTTTACCAATAGGATTAAAAGCTGGATTCTCAGGGTCAAAATTATCAATATCTACATCTAATCTAAAACCAAAAGTAGATTGAATAGTTTCAACTGCTTTTCCATTAATAGCTTTACTAAGAACTCTACAAGCTTTATGTGTTGGAGCGGCGCAAACAATTACACTAGAACTGAATTTGCAATTCTGAATCACATATTTAATAACAAATGTTTTCCCTACTCCGCCAGCTCCAACAAGCGCATGAACATAATTCTTATCATCCCATTTAGCAGCTATAAATCCGATTAAATCATCAACAGCATTTGCTTGGTCTTTGGTAAACGTAACATTATCTTGTTTAGGTTCACCATATACATTCATAGTTCGTTTTCAATATCAAGTTCTCCATTTTTAACTTTTTCTTCATATTCTCTCCAATCACGAAGAGATAAAGCCATACCTTCAACGTCTGCTATATTATAACACATAACAACATGGAACATAATAGGACTAAAAGCTGTTTTAACAATCTTACCACGAACTAATAAACCAGGAGCAATAGCACAATAGAATTTAATATTAGTAGCTTTACGACTATCTTTATCACGAATTATTTTAATTCTATGACCATATTTATCTAGCCATCTAGCGTATATAACTCTTTTGTGTTTAGTTTCATAAGATTCTGTAGTAATAGGATATATTTGTCCTTTATACTTTACTCTATATACTCCTTGTTTATCAATTATAATTTCACCATCGCATTTAGTCTCTATAACAACATATTTGCTACTTACTCTTTGTCTTTTAGATTTAGCACTTGAACCAAAAGACACTTTAAACGTAGGCATAACATATTACTTTCTATTAAATTTACTCTTAGAAAGACTAGATTTAACAGAGCCAATAATATCTATCTTACTCTTACGTTTCTCAGCTCTAGCAGCAGCTTTAGCAGCTTTTCTTGCTTCTTGCTCAGCAATCTTAGCAGCTCGTTGTTCGTCCAAATCCACTTGTATAAGTGTATAACCACAGTATTTAGTAAGGAAATCAATTCTTCCCCAAAAACTGTTACCAATAAGATTAGTATCTTTAATAACACTAATCACTTTGTCGTTAATAGTTACAGCTGGATTTTTACACAATTCTCTAACTACTGTTACTTCATCATATTTTCCCATATTTTACATAACATTTAAAAAGTTAATAAATTCACATCATAAAAGTAAATATCAGTAAGTATATAATAACTATAACACAATCAGCAATAATAGCTCTATTAAGAGTTATAAATTTAACAAGATGTAGTTCTTCTATAATATGAATAGCTACAATTAATAATAGACATACAGTAAAAAATACAATATCAGTCATAATAATATCTATTTAGATGATTAAGCTAAAGGTCGGGACTTCGTCCCTCCCGCCCCCCGTAGGGGATGAGAACATCATAGTCCCAACCATATCTATATCATATCATTTATGTTTACTAGTATTATTAATATGATTAGTTAATATAACAACAATTCGTTTAATATCATCAGTATGTTCTTTAAGAATTTCAGATAGTTTTTCGATAAGTATACTGTTATTTCTAATAACTTTACGATTATCTATAATATTAGAATTATTATCTTTAATTTTTCTTTCAAGAACAAGTACTTTAACTACTAAAGCAACAATACAGATAATATTTACAACTGTCCATATAACAAGAGTATTAATTATCATTTCCATACAGCGTTATATATTTTACGAATAACATCATCTCTAAAATATTTAGATTCACGTAATGATAAATCTTCGATAAGTTTATAACAAAAATCAAAGTCATTATAAGCGAATATAATATCTAGAGGTTTACTATAATATTCAAGCCATTCTAAATAATCATCGTCGTTTCTTCTATGAACCTCAGCAATTTTAGCAATAGCTCTAGCAGTATAACTATTCTTAGCAAGTAAATCGTTCCAATGTTCTCTGATATATTTAATATCCGACCAATTCTTTGCATTCTTAGCACAGTTATGTTCTATAACATCGAACCATTGTTTAGCAGCAGTCTTAGTATTATGATAACAGAAATCAACGCTATTCTTATGAAGAGTAATATCAATACCATTATCAATAATTTTAAGCTTTAGTTCTCGTTTAGCAAAATCTACCCAAACACAAATAGCAAGTTTATCTTTAAAATAACCTCGCTTAATTCTAACAACATCATATACATGAACACTATTGACATTATCAGAATATCTCATTATAGGTCTTTTCCCAGCCATGTTCTTTGATATGATTGGTTAAACAATATAAAATACTACCAGTGATATAATCTTTATTGATTTCGTAAAAAACTCTATCATATAAACCTTTATATATATTATAATTATCAACTTTATCCAATAAACCTATTATATCTTCATAAACAGAATTAGATTTAATAAGACTAAGTATATATGAATCATTCCAATAGATAAACCTTTTTACTACATATAATTTAGCGATATTTAAAGCTACTTGTAAAGCATCACTAAAATATTCTGTAAAATAAGATTTATATAAAACACCAATAGCTCTAATATTCTTCACAAGTTTTTTTATTTTCAACTTCTTTAGGAGTATAAGCTATAGTTCTAACATTAGGCAACCATTTCTTTAAGTTAGGATACCAAACAACTTCTACTATAATTCCATAACGAAGATAATACATATTAACCAATTCAGTTAATCCAGAACTATCCTATAACATTCCTTTACCAAGAATCATTTCAACTTCTGTAAGTTCACGTTTAGTAACTCCATCCATAATTATTTAATATTATATAATTCGACTTATTTTAAGGCTCATAGTTGAACGATTATCAAAAATGATACAGTTTATCATCTTGAATATTAAAATTCAATAGAGGACAAATAATGCACATTCTCGCTTACATTGTATGCCGGAGCGAGTAGCATCTCATCAATCAGAATCTTACCACCAAATCCATCATCTATACGATAAAGTATCTTATCTTCTTCTTGACTACAATGTCCAACAACTATATCTTCAACTCTACCAACAATAACTTTATCTCCTATAAAAGAATGAACATAATCGCCTATTTTATATTTAGCATTATCAGCGATAAATTGTTCTTCAATAACAGACATAATTACTTCTTCAATATTATCCATAATAAATTTATATATTAAGTTTAACAATAAATTCTAAACAACAAAGCCCAATAATACTTTCACAAGCACTATTGGGCACATTAAAACCAAAATCGAGTTTAAAAATTGTTTCACACATAGACTATAAATATATTATAGTTTCGGACTTCATTTCGTCCATCATCAGTATGTGAATTTAAAGCAATAGTCCTATCTTCACAGACAAGACTATCAATATCAGAAATCTATAACACGAAATGGTTCTATCTTCACAGACAATACCATCCAACAACAGACAAATAAAAATAAACACAATATGACAACTTAACTTCGCTAAGTTAATGTCGAAAACAAAACTATGTTATTATGGATAAGAAAAATCATTTCTGTTTCTTAAGCTCGGCAATAAGTTCTTCTTTAGTCATATCTTCATACGATTTAGCAGCATGATTACCTTCTTCAATCCAACGGAGTTTATTATTAATTCTATCCCTAACAACTTTCATCTGATGTTTTAAAGTATCACCTAATCCGTCACAAATAATTTCTACATTTGCTTTACCATATTTAATAATATCTTCTTCTGTAACAGATTCGATAATTTTCATTACACAATAAGGACAAAAACAATCAATTTCTTTTTTAAAGATTTCTTTTACTTGAGAAGCAACAAATTCAGCAACAGTTTTATTAGCTTCTTTAGCACCTTCAATACCATTTTCGATAAGATTAATCATACATTCATGATATTCCTTATCTTCAGACTCATTAGCTGCTTCGGCAATATCTTTTTTGATACTATTAAGTATTTCTTCGATAGATGCGCCGTCAGCTTTACCAAGTATTGCTTTACCGATTCCTTCAATATCTATAACTTTAGCTTTCATTTTATTATCTCCTATTAGTTTAATTATTATTTTTGATTATAAAAACCGAATTTATCTTCGTCATCATTATCATTATCATTATCGCTATTATCAAAAACTTCATTATCAGCTAGAATATCAATATCACTACCTAATAACTCACCATGAACTTCTGTTGTATTATTATGTTTATCTACATCAGATTCTCCATGTTTATCAATAGTTCTAATATATGTAATTTTTGACATATAAGCTCTATTATGATTTATGATGTTCCCCCGTAGAGGATATGGATATGATATAAGTCATGCTATCTCTCCATCTTCTACGGGGGAACTCCATTGCTTAATCTATAATATCAATCCCTTCTTTGTCCATAAAATCACTAATAGTCTGTTGAGCAGCATTAGCGAATTGATTAAATGAACTTATAAGTGCAACAAGAAAGAACTTCTCTCTATAAGAATACTCCTTAATAATCCCATCAGAACTTACACGGAATTTATTCCACAAGAACTTCACGTAATTACCTTTACCATCTTTACGAATAACTCCTATTTGAGATAGATGGTTAAGAATGTTCAATGAACAATACCGACGAATAGCAGCATTATCTTTAGGAATATATGCAATTTCTAGTACATGGTCAGGTACGTCAACATTGATTTCACGTTTCTCTTTACCTACAACGGTTCTAGTTTTGCCGGCAACTACTTTATTAGTAGGTTTATTAACCGTTGTTTGTTCTTGTAGAGCAGGAGCTTCAACACCAGGTTCTACAGAAGTATCAATTTTATCAACTCCAACTTTAATATCTTCTTTCTCCTCAATTTTAGTTTCTTCTGTAATAACAGTTTCAACTTCTTTCTTAGCTCTAGCAGCTTTCTTTGCAGCATATTTACTTACAGGAACGCTGCTTTCCTTCTTAAACTCTTCCATAGTTATAACTATATTAAATATTAATAATAATAATAGTTGGATTAGCAGTAGCATTACCAACCTTTCAATAGACAAACATATCAATACTTATCTTAACTACCAAATATTATAGCAATTATTTTATAGAACTGTGTTAAATATGAATATTAGTACAGCCCGAATTACTCATTCTTCGATAGCAGCAATTATATTGATTATATGTCTTAGAAGTCTTATCAGAAACACTATGTGTATTCTAATATAATGTTCATATTATGATAGTCAACAGTATCTCTACCATTGACTATCATAACATATGCATCTTAGAATCCACCGATTCCCATCATGTTCATTGCCAGCATATTCAACATTTGCTTAGCCTTCGGACATATCTCAATCTTTACAACATGATTGATAATAGTATCATGACCAAGAGCTGCACCTTCACTGTCAGAACTAGCAAACGGATTCTTATATATTTCATCCGCAGCAACTTCTTCTTGAACAATGTCAATCTTAGAACCAGCAAGTATTACTTCAAGACCTTTAGGATTCTGGATAAGTTGATTAGCAGCCCAAGCTGTTTCATCACTGTCTTTAAGTACAGAAGCAATACTATAAGATGAAGCGAATACAGTAGCCGTTTCACCTTTAGTAAATACTCCATCAGCGTCAGATACATATCCAGGAATACCACGTTCAAGACTTAGACTCACCATAACATAGTTGTCTTTAGGTGTTACGATACTACTACGAACACGCAGTCCAGCAATCTTAGCACAACCTTTGGCAAGAAGTTCTGCAACTACCTGCTTATTAGTCTTAATTTTAGACACGTTAACACCATTGTTGTCATTAGCTGTATTCTCAGCATTATTAGCACCTTCAACAACAACATTTTCCTTAGCAATTTCGGCTGCTTTACCATTTTTCAATTCTGCCATAGCAATATAATTTATTTAGTTAGTAATAGATTTGGATTATCAACAACAATAACTCTTATATAGTTATCATCATTAACTCTCCGAGATTTATTTTGTTAGTGAATGAGTTAAAGATATTATTGTATATCTAGATAGATTTACCATCTATCATTCAATATAAAACAATATCAAACCGTATAATAATCTATAATATATAACCATTATCTATCAGATATTGATAGAAATTGTCATTATGGAGACAATATAGAACATTATATAGACGATTATATAAGAGATAATATAGATAATAATAAAGCTAGTCTTAAAGTAATACTTTAAGTCACTTAAAGTAATGGTTGAAGTGTAACTCTATCAAGAACTATTATAAGAATTAAAGCAGGAGCTTTATTAGGAGCTATTATAAGTTCTTTATTAGGAACTAATACAGGATTTAAAGGAATAGCTTTATCAAGAGCTATTATAGCATTTGGAGAAATAAGATAAGGAATATCTTTATCAGAAGCTATTATAGTAAATAATATAACAATAGAAGGAATAAGATAAGGAATAAGATAAGGAATAAGATAAGGAATAGTTTTATCAAGAACTATTGCGATATTTATAAAAATAAAATGAGGAACAGTAAGTTTAAGAACTAATGAAAGATTGGGAAGAAGAGTTGGTGGGAGTTCTAAGTTATTATCTGCATAGTCTTTTGCCCATATCATTCCTTCCCACGCCCTCCAACTCCTCTTTCATCCTCTCCATCTCCTCAAACTGCGCTATCTCCCACGTCATCTTTATCCCTTAACTCCTACTCTTATCATCTCCAAACTCCTCCTCAAACCTCATTGTCTCTTCGAAGAACAGGAACTACTGCCGTATCTTCAGCAACAATTCCTATTCATATCTTCTTTAATCTGCACTTTCAATCGGAACATTATCCCAATCAAAGTCATTATTAGTCGCTTTATTAGCAGCTACTTTCTTCTTTCCATCTCCACTACAGAATATCGTCATGACTATATCGAGGTTTATCTTGCCTTCTTTTAACAGTTTCTGAACTCTAACAGCTCTTGAACTTGTACCACAATCTACAAGAAAATCTCCATTAATGTCATAAAGACGACAAGCTTTAACTTCAACAATACATCCTTTAACCATAGATTGTGCTCCATTAGCCACATCATCAAGTTCTTTTTGTAGCTTATCTTTAGCAGCTTTAGTATGTTCAAGCTCTTCTCTAAGACCTACAATTTTATTTTGAAGTTCAGTATTGTCACGTTCAAGACTATCAATAACCTCATCTTTAGTAGCAACAAATGACTTATAAGCGCCACTATTATGAACAATTTGTTCCATAACAGTATTATCAAGAACAAGTTCAGCAGCTTCTGTCACTATAACAGTGTCACCGTTAGGTCTAACAACAAGAGCAACATTTCCACATTCGATAGCAAATAATTTCTTTTCCATAATCTTTAGCTTTAGTTTTATTAATATTATTAGTATTATCTCGTTTAAGAATAGTCTTATCAGAACCATCCCGAGACTTATTTTGTAAGTGAATGAGTACATTATTTGGTTTATACATAGTATCAGTATGTGTAAGATTATTATCAGATTGGAACACATCGTGGAACACAAGAATCCGCTCTAGAAGTATCTACAACACCGATTTTATGGTTTGGCATAGTATTTGTATTAGTATGTTGAGAACAATTATCAGAACTCTTATCAGAACTATGTCGGGTTTTATTTTGTTCGTGAATGAGTTGATGAAGAACTTATTGGAGACAGATTTCTCCATCTCCAACAAGATTCTATTTATGTTCTAATTCAGCTCCTAGCCAAATAGACAATGCAACACTGATAACAACACCCAACATTGCAATCTCAGAATAACCATGTTGATTGAACAATAACGTTCCCCATAATACAATCAGCAGTATGACTATGATGATGATAATGTCTTTCATGATGATAATGATTTGTGGGAGCAGTGTCACCACCACTCCCAATTAATACTACAATTTGACACCAAATAACTTTGTGATGAACACTTGTTGTCTTGTCATGTCAGTAACTTTCATGAAGTTCTCAACGAAGTGTTGTGCCACCAAGTATGACATCATCTCCTCCAACTTGACCTCGCTAATCTTGTAGAATATGGCATCATGACTGTCAGCATCAGCTTCATCAGCCTTTTGAACAGCAGCCTCAACTTCAATAGTAGCATCAGTCAGTATGACATTGAGAACATTGACAAGCTCCTCAACACCACCAGCTTTGGCAGAATCAAGACGATAACCAAAGGCAGTAGTAAATTTGTCACCAACAGCTTGACGAACTTGTGCAGATAATGCAGTCAGCTGCATCCTCATCTGCTTCACATTCTGTTGCTCAAAGGTAATGACTCCATCATCATCAACATTACGAACAAAGCCAAGAATATCATCAGCAATAGTGACGATAACTTTGCCAGTAAACTGTCCTTCAAACTTCTCCATTCTGATTGACTTAATTGTTGTCTTCATAATACAGTCCTCCTACGACTGCTACGACTTTATTAATAATGACCATGTCTGCGTAGTACAACATGACCAGCAATGCCAATGTGACAAGCCAGAATTTGTTTTGTTTGTGAATGAGTAAAGATAGTTGCTCGAAGTTCTGTTTGTTAGAATTGTATGACGGGGGTATTGGATTCCGGATTATAAGGGCGGGGGTTATCAGTACTAGCTTCCCCTTCACAAATATAAATCATAAATTCTATATCCATTCTTATATTAATTCTCATAAAAACTTCTAATCATCCATCATCATAAAATCTCATATAAAAACCTCCATCCTCTCCTTAAACTAAAAATATCTATAAATTGTCCATATTCATCTCCGTCATCTTCTGAACTTTTATTCTTATAAAATCCTCATTATCTCCTAAAATTTCTCCGATATAAAAATCTCCATAAAACTCCTTAAATCAGACCTTAATCTCCACATATAACAAAAATCCAAATCATTATCTCCAATTCTAAATAAATCTCCATCACTAGTACGGGGGTATTGAACTCCATAATATTCACCCCCCCTATTATATCCAGTACCTTTCTCATAAAGACTTATAGTATTTTCCATATCTAATAATATTTAACAATAATAAAGATAGCCTTCTTTAGCCTCAACAATATCAGTATCTGCCACATCGTGATAGATTATGTCAACTAGTGATAATATCTGCTATAATATCTCATGTAATATAAGGTTCTAATACCGACAATATCATCTATATCGACGATTAAGACGATTAAGCTCTGGCTGTTCCCCCGTAGAGGATGGATATGAATATTACCAATAACCGCTCGTTCAACATCTATATCTAATAATCAATATAATATCATATTCATGTCTTATAATTCCTTATAGAATAATATCAGTATCATCAGGTCTAAGGCTATATACTTGTCCATCCTCTACGGGGCGCAGTATCGTCAGAATCAACAATATCTGTAGAATCGTCAGTATTAAGTTCTTCATAATATTCTGGTCTAATGGTCATAATAACTTGTCAAATAAGAACTGGTCTAATGGTCATAATAACTTGTCAAATAAGAACTGGTCTAATGGTCATAATAACTTGTCAAATAAGAACTGGTCTAATGGTCATAATAACTTGTCAAATAAGAACTGGTCTAATGGTCATAATAACTTGTCAAATAAGAACTGGTCTAATGGTCATAGGTATTATATGTTCTCATCCTCTACGGGGGAACAGCCCAACAGTTTCATCAGAATCTACAGAATCGTCTCCATTATCTCCTTAAGTAAGTCTTATAATAACTCCTTAAGCAATCTCTTAAGTAAAATCTCAAGTAAAATCTCCATGACAATCTCCGTCAGGAACTGCAAGTAAAATCAGAATCTATCTCCCCAATCTCCATCTCCATGACAAACTGGTCTATAATTCCAAAGTGTAAGGGTAGTAAGTTCTGTATAAAGTTCTGTATTAAAATCTGGTCTAGTAAGCTTACAGTAGTATATATAATATAATATATTTATATATTATATTATATATACTACCCCAAAACCGCCTAGATATTCTATATTACGTAGTAATATAGAATATGAATCAGCATCTATCAGAACTTATATATAATTATCTATAATAATACATTACTACGTAATATATTATTAAAATAATAACCTGCGTGTACGTACAGGCGTATATGCGTATGCGTATACGTGCGCACGTATACATGGGCGTATAGATAATAACAGGCGTGCACGTGCAGGTACAGGCGTATATGAACATCTTATACGTGCGTGTGTACGGGTGCGCGATATAGGTGTACGTGTGCGTGTGGGCGTACCTTA